AGGTTTGCTGCTTGTCTTTCGGTGTCTAGCACCGTCTGACTGAACTGTACCTAGTATAAGCACTAGGGGTATACCTGTCAAGAACTATATTTCCTTTGTTTTGTTAGTCTTGGCGAATACCCCGTGAAATGTTTGGGCCGCTACATCATACGCTTTGGCCGCATCCTGTACATTGTCGAAGTATCCAAGATGTTTGCGCACAGGGCCATACTTTATTGTCGCCTGCCAGCGTCCGCTGTTCTTGTGCCACGATACCCCTTTATATCCCGAGGTATTGCTGCTAGGCATGCCGCGGTTCTGGCAGTTCTGCGAGGGTGTCGCCACGCGTAAGTTATACCTCTGGTTATTACGCCCGTCGCCGTCGATGTGATCGCCCTCTACGTTGCCGTCAATGAGTCCTAGAACGAATCGGTGCATCCCCTCTTGAGAGCGATACCCCACCCACACACTGTGGTGTGCGTATATCTTGCCTGACTTGCTAAGGACTGCGAACCACGGGCCCGCTGCTTTGACCTGCTCATAATCAGCGTCATCCACTTGGGCTACGTATCCCTTGGTTAGCGCGATAGTCTTCATTGTTCCCCCCTTTCATGGGGCAGCGTCACACGTGCGCATACGCAACCCTTCATGTGGCATCGCCCCTGCTTGTGAACCCATATCTCTTTCACCTTGACCGCGTGCAACATGAGCGGATGGCCACACGTGCATGTATACGACGTAGATTCTTGAATCGGCCCGCTCTCATCTGCTTGCGTCACGTAGCGGTTGCCGTCATTGCGCGCGTTCAATTGCGCCGCCTGTGCTTCTGCGATGTCCTTCGATTCGAATCCGTATTTGCCCTTCATTATTTGCCCCCTTCGAGTTCAGATGTCGGAGTGAACTTGACACCAGCAGCAACCGTGAGAGCCCGCACCGTGCAATCGTTGTGCTCTATTGTACGGAACGCCTCACCTCTGACCTCTCGGATGTCATCTACCTTGAACCGCGAACCGTTGTATGTCATGAGTCAATAATACGTCTATCCCATAGACTGTGCAATAGCACGAAGGTGCAATGTCACGTGTATTCAGTACACTGTCCTTTAGTAACGTTTCATGCAAACCAGGGGACAGGCGGATAAGCGCCTAAGCGAACAATAGGCGAATAAGCGCCTAACCGTGGGGTGGGGTGTCGTTTCGCTTTCTGTTCGCTATTGATTGCTGACGTGTTCGCCATCTGTTCGCCCATGTGACGTGATTGATCCGTATGTGTGATTGGCCCTGGCAGGGCTAAAATGGCAATTCGGCCAATCGGCCAGACATCCAAGCCTCTAGAGAGTATAGAAGACGTGATTACCTGTTCGCCTGCTGTTCGCTGTTACCGCAGCACGTGCGTCTGTGTACTAAATAGACAGGAGAATAGAAAGCAAATGCCTGAGCACTGTGTCAGCGCGGACACACCAAAGAGATAGCGAAAGCTCAGGCCATAGAGCCCGAGCGCGCCTTCGCTTCCTGTTCTATGTGTCCCGTGGGCCACGCCGCCATTCATTCGCCCCCAATTGTGGGCCGCATGCCCTGTTACAATTCGTCATTTTGTAACATGCACGTGCATCCCGTTGATTGCACTGCATTTAGACTGCATTTATAAACTCCACTCTGCATGTACCGCATTCGACAGCACTTAGCGCGGTTCGTTCTTTGTTCGCTCTGTGTCTCATATAGGACAGCGCAAGCCGTTGAGCCATAAGGGGTTAACAGGGGGTCAGTACTTAGCGGTTGAGGCGTGCCGCGGTCACCCCAGCCGGGTCGCGCCACGCCGCCTAGCTTGGCTTGGCCAACGCTACCTCCTATTTTCCGCCCTATTAGGGCGAGTCGACCGTCCTGCGATCGTCCATATCGCGAGGCACCCCCCTACGCAAAATTTGTAATGTATTACGTACAGCGTTCGGGGCGTGGCTATGTTACTAGGGCAGGTGGTTACTACGCTTTTTGTTCGCCGTGGGGTCGCGTGCCACTGACTGCCGCCCCCGTTTCAGGGTTCTATAGGATTCCATCTTGTACAAGGGACGTGAACAGTAGAGGCAATGTGGGTGGGACGCGACATCCCCGTGCCACAGTTGCGCCACGATCGCGCCCCATTAGACGCAAAAAAGCCCCAGGCGCGGGCCCAGGGCTGAAAAATCGTCAACTCTATCATGTATACGCTTTATGGGTTCTGCCCGTCGTCCCGCATGCCGTTCGCATTGATGTAGCGCGCGTATTTAATCGGGGTGTTGACCAAGGTAAAGCTATTCGGGTAATTATTCTGGTAGATCGGGGGGTTGATCGAGGCGTAGCCTAGGGGCCAGGGCAGGCGCAATTCGAGAACCGTCGCAATCCTCTCCAGCGCGCTCGCCGCGCGTGAGGATGCGTCCGCCGTCAGTTGCGCCTCCGTGTTGATGGCTGGGGCCGATTCCAGTTTGAGGATCCGTGAATCCATTGCCTCCAGCACCAGTATGTTCAGATCCAGTATATTGTTGATGTGTTCTTGACTTCGTAGCATGTTTCCTCCTTGGCCTATTGGCCGATTCTTGGTACTCCCATCAAATCCATCTCCGCGTCACCGTAACTCAATTTGTGGATGGATCCGCCGTTCAGATAGTGAACGAGCGCCCTCGCGAACTCCTTGTCGCCCCAGATCGTCTTCAGCCGGGTTGCCCCGTTTGGGTCTACGATGTAGACGACCCCGTTGTCTTCATACCCTGTCCAAAGACTACTCATGACAGTCGCCAGGATCCGCGTCATGCTTGGCCGTCCACTTCTTGTACAAAGACTCGTAGTCGACCCCGTCCCCGAGATACCCTTCTTCGCATATCGCGTTGAGCGCGGCCCCGCGAGAAACCTGCTGTGAGAGCCAATCAATACAGCGGTGCCGCCAATTGACGGGTGTTGGCGCAGCGACCACGGTGCTATGCCCAGGGGCGGAGTTGCCGCCCGCAATGCCGCCGAACGTCGTGATGGGCCGAAACTCAAATGTGGGCCCTGGCTCAACCCCTGTTCCTTCGCAATGTGTGCACTTCATAAACCCTCCCGCCACTTCGCAGTGGCACTTGAAATGAATGTCGCAATCTCCAGAAGGCAGACGCTATCGAACAGCATGCCGCTCTCGGGGTGAAAGGTGTACTTCCGCCACGCTCCGCTGAATCGAACCATCCCCAGACGCTCGTGGGACTTGTTCTCGACTGCGTAGGCGGGCATCTTCTTCCCCTCAGGGGTGCCCAAATCAAAGAAGTTCAGGAATGACGTAGACATGGATGCAACTCCTCTCTTCAATAACTAGAATTCGGCCAATCCCTTTGTAATAGGCGAGCCGCCACAACAGCCACTTATACTGAGTTTTGGTCATCCTACGACTCAGGTCAAACGTCGTCCCTCGTTCATGCGTACTTGCTCGACTGCCGTCGACGTCCGTCGCATTGACGTTTCGTCGGCGGAGGTTGCGTTGGTCATCTCGGCTTCGAACTGCTGAATCCACGACCAGACGTAATCTGGAATCACGGGCATCGGCAGATAGGGTATTGAAGAAGTCAACCGTCCCCCGTAATGCAACCCTTCGGTAGGCGGGCACTTTTCGGTTGCAGGGGATGCGGGTGAGCACTCCCCGTTCTGTGTCTGCTTCAATGTCTCGTCTGTCATCATACCTCTTCAGTCCTGCCGCGTCGGCACTTCTGTTCTCGGCGGGCACGCTGTCCCTTGTTGCTGGGAACAGTTTGACGGGTTTGGCGTCTCGTGCCCACCCTGTCGATAACCCGGCCAGGATAATTAACACGGCCAGGATAGCCGCGCCAATCCTCACAGTGAGACGGCGACAACTGCGCGCCGAATGACGTCCAGTGCCTTCTCGGAGGTCGCGAACTGGGTTCGGAGCGACTTTATCACGTATCGCAGATCATCCTGCTCCTTTTGGTACTCCAGCACTTCCTTCTGCGATTGCTCCAATGCCGCTTTGACATTGCTCAGACTTGCCTCCGCGGGCTTCTTGCGGTAATCGTTGAGTAGGGACTCCGCGCTCACGCGTAACACACCTTCCTGCTTGGCGATTTGCTGATATTGGCGCACTCGCCTGTTACAGAACTCCACTTCCTTGAGCAGGCTCTCATTCTGTGCCTTCAGATCGGCGATGAGTGCTTCCGTCGTGTTGCCCAAGGGCGTTCCACAATCATCTACGGGTGCGGGTGCCATGTCTTCGTACTTCTGATTCGTGCCGAGAACCTCTTCTAGGGAGATTTCATCGTCGCAGCCGTACCCAGCCTGCTGGCAACTGTCGCACACGTAGGGCAGGCACACGCTGCACGCGGTCACTTCAACCTGATCTCCACACCCATTACATTCAATCTTTGTCATACTTTCCTCCTCTTACGCCTCGGCGCATAAAAACCCCGTCCACATTGTTCGGGTAGTATCCCCGCGAAACCTTTTCTATCCGATATCCATTTTTCAAATATAACATTTGGGCGGGAGTGTTGTCAATCCTCGTGTTGAGGGTGATCTCGGGGAAGTTCCCGTGAACCTCATCTAACAGTTCCTGGGCATATCCGAGACGCCGAAAATCTTCTCCCACTGCCAGCGTCCAGAGATGGGGCTCTCCCTGCTTCAGTATGACAATAGCTAACCCTCTCGGCGAATAAATGCTGGGAACGAAAGTGTCATATGTTGTTGCATTGAACTCAAACACCCCGAACGACGGCTGCTCTGCCTCACAGAAGCACGAGTTGTTGAGTTCGTGCAACTCCCGCAACAGGTCACCTGTGAATTGACCTTCTGTCAGTCTCATCGGAACTTCCTCCCCTCGGTAATCCCCCAGTCGTCACTCTTCGGCTTCATCTTCACAGGCTTGAAGCCCGCGGTAGCTGGAGCGGGCGCATACCAACCCGCAGCCGACGACGGTATCTTCCCTTCGGGCGAGTCCATCACGTGCCTGTGCAACTCCACGAACTCTTGCATTGCCCAGTCGATCTTCTCCGCGCTATCAGGGCGGGCGCATGTGAGCGTCTGGTCGCACACATTGCAGGCGAGTTGCATCCTGTCTGTGGCGTATGCGAAGATGACTACTACGTTCCCGTTAGTCGCGGTCTTCACGTACTGCATCATGTAGGGGACGACCCCCATCGGGCCCGAACTCGGGAAGTACGCCACGGTTACAATCGATCCATGGCTACGTTCAGTAGAACGCTCTCAACGATGAGCGAGATTCCCCAAATGACACACCCGTCTGTGTCGAGATGTACAAGGGAGTTCACCATACCTACCGCGGATAGGATCATTGCCGCGGAAATGAAACCGATCGCGTAACTGATGAGATATCTCATACGTCCATTCTGTCCAGGGCGTGATAGTCGCCCCCATTGAATTTAGTGTCGCCGTTCAAGCAGAACCCGCACTCACACCCCGGCTCGTGAACGGTGGATCCCGCTCTCATATCAAACGTAGCCCTTTGCCCGCCTGTCTGAATCGGAAGTTCGTAGAAACCTTCTGGCCCTCTTTGCACAGAGATGCCCCCCATCCACGAATTTCCCTCATTTACGACGTCTACTCCTTCCACTCTGCCCGTATTATCGATCGTGTGGTGTGTTGGCCGTTTGGCCATTTCCGCTTCGATCTCTTCCATAGTCCACGGGCGAAAAGCATGGCTATCCACACCAATATCAAAACTCTTGCCGAGTCCCGCGAGAGCCCCGTGACTGTGTCCGTAAACATGCCAATGTCCTTTGTGACTTCCGTCCCACACGCGCTGCGCGAAGTGGTTGAGCGTAATTCTGTGCTTGTTCCAGGTGATGATTTCAGTCCCGCTCGCCTTGTTGCTGCCGACGATCCACGCGAAGTGTCTGCGGAGTACGGAATTCTTTTCCATCAACTCGTCGTGGTTCCCATAGATGACGGCGTGCGATCCATTAAGGCGGAACAGGATCTTCGTCGCTTCCTCCGCGGACATCGTATGCCAGAACATGTCGCCCAAGTGAATGGTGAGATGGTTCGGATTGTTGGGCACGACACTGTTGTGCTGCTCGATGATGTGCTCGTTCATCTGGTAGACAGAGGGAAACGGACGCGCGGCCAGTTTGATGATCCGCTCATGTCCATAATGCTCATCTGAGGTTACGAAAACGGCGCACATAAAGCCTCCAAAAAGTTTGAACCGTTTCTGTTGCTAGGTACGGTTCCAACCCCGAGCGAACTACATTCCTGCAGTCGCGCTCATCGCTTTCGGCTTTTCAGTCGTAGCGGTTATTGGTTTAGTCTCCCGTAACGTGGGCAACTCATCCGACACGCAAGCAGTCTCTATTCCAAGCAATCGAATCAATTTCACCCCCACTCTAGACTTCTAATAGAAGCCCACAGTGGAGGTGGCGGGTACGACCCGCGTCTTGCCAGTATAGCTAAAGCCCTCGACGTGTGTAATTTTAGGGGCGTCACGCCCACCGGGATGGACTCGATAGCCCTCTGGAGTTCAGCCATATGAACCTCGCCCCAGCGTCTGACACGCTACCGACCTTCAGGGAATCCAACCCGGTGGACGTGACGTCCTCCACCAGTGATTTTTATGAGGGCTTGCCCAGACTTTCGTCGTGTAGTTTCCCTCTCACTATTTAACTCTATCAAAAGGCGGACGTGAAGTCAACATCTTTTTTCGGCATGCTTTCCCCGCAATAAATGCAGGGATTAAGCCCCTCATCCGACGCATGGTAGGGGAAGTCTTCCCAAGGTACGTCCCTGAGAACGTTCCGTAGAAACTGTTTGAATCCCCACTCGCTAGTTGGTGTTTCCATAAATCCTCCTGATATGGTTTCTCGTTTCATTTTTTATAATAAAACCCCTCCCACCCTTCAGCGGCAAGTATAAAACCCATTCCTTCCGCCCACTCAGGGGTCGTAGTCATACATTTCAATAGTACCTCAAGGTTGAAGGCGGAGTCAATGGGCACTTCCAACACTATCTCGTCGTGAATCGTCATAATCACAGTTCCGCCTGCTTTTTCGGCAAGTAGCATACCCGACAATAGGATGTCGCGCGCGATCGCCTGGACAACGTTTTCGCAGATGAGTCCGCCGTAAAGCCGCTTGATCTGCTTGCCCTTCTTGTCCCACGCCTCATATGAGACTTGCTTGCGCTTCGGCCCGCCCCACGGGGGAGCCTCCATGCTCACCTTCGGATTGTGGTAGTGGATGCACCTGCCGCTGGGCAGCTTGATCTTGAGCACGAGCGGATTGCGCCCGTCGACTATGACACCTTTCACATACACGCAGATGTTGCAATCGGTCGCGGTGACGACGGCTTTGTTCAGCGCCTCCCAGTACGCAGGGATCTCACTATACTTCTCACGGAACGCGTTCACATACTTCTTGGACGTCGCCTCGTCGATTGTGAGCCCGAATGTGGCAGCGTAGTCGATGAACTTCTCCCAGCCCATTCCGAACCCGCAACCCAAGATGATGACCTTGCCGTTTGCGCGCTCTGCCTTCGTGATGTCCTTGTATAGCTTCTCCAACAGGAAGGCCATGATGTCCTTGTACAGATCCAGCCCGCTCGCGTACGCGCCCATCATCGTCTGGCAGCCCGCGAGGACCGCGAGAACGCGCGACTCGATTTGCGCCAAATCGCCCGCTACTAGCTTGTGCCCTGGCGCGGCAGCGAACGCGCTGCGGATGGTGGATGCGACCAGACTCATTTGGCTGTTCTTGCTGTAGATCTTCTTGCCGTTGCGGATGGCCCTTGTGTAGGTGTCTAAGAATCGTGAGACGTCCTCATCGCTCTTGTACAGATTCTGCAACTGAACTCCGCGCCCCGCCCACCGCGCGGTGTGCGCGCCATGGTAGACGAACTGGTCACGCAGCCTGCCGTCCTCACCCATGAGTGAGAGGATCTTCTCCAGCTTCTTATATGCGGACCCGCCCAGCTTCACTTTCAGTTCTAGGATTTCGCGGGCTTCGCCTTTCAGGTAGGGCAACTTCAAAGCCTCTTCAACGTGCTCCGCGTCAAGCGAATCGTACGGGTACTTCCTGTCGCGGAGCCACGGGCCGAGTTGCGCTCCTGAGTTCGGGTTCTCCAGTTCCGTGATCGCCTTCATCGCGTCTAAGATCTGATTCGACTCCGCTTCGGCCATCTTGGACGCATTGACCACGTACGGCTGGTCGATCCAAACGCCCGTCTCGTTCATCCGTTGGTCGAGCAGCCACGCGGCCTTCTCGCCCTCTGTGAATGGGCACTTGAGAGCGATCGCGGCATCATCGACATCCCGCTCCGCGATGACGTCCTGAATACAATACTGCTTGAACTCTTCCCACTTCTCGGGGTGGGTATTCCAATCCTTGAAGTAAAACTCGGGCGCGGTCGGGTCTTTCTTCAACACGCGTTTCATCTGTTTGGACAGAACGGAAACGATCTTCGTCAACCGATCGTCGCCGATCAGGTGCGTCTTCTGCTCGCTCACACCCAGCGCCTGCCCCGCGCGGTGCAGTCCGACTGGCAGCGACATGTTCGCGCAGGTGATGGACGGGTCGTACCACCGCTCTTGAGGAATGGTGATCCCGAGTTGGTACTGCAGGATGTCTTTTTCGAAGTTGTAGTTCCACGCGCACAGTTCCACGTTCGGGTCCGCTAGAAGGGCGGCCAGCTTTGCGGGCATAGGTTCGCCAAGGCAGGGCAGCCACAACTGGGGGTGGTTGCGGTCGATCGCCCAAGCGAGCATCAGGACTTCCGTCAATTTGGACTTCGCGTACCGATCCAAGCCAACCTTTTTCAGGTCGAGCCGCGAACGAGTTTCGAAGTCTAACCATAGTCGTGTCTTCATCCCGCCTCCAATCGCTGTCAACTCGAATCGAATCGCTGTCAATTCGCTGTCAAACGCTGACAGCGATTCATCTCTTGTGTTATCAACCGCTTAGGTCGAATCGCTGTCCGCTGTCATCTATATATACACATAGAAAAAAAAATTCGTCACGTATATATAGAGAAAAACTTGACAGCGATTCAAAACTTTCGTTGATTCTAAAGGTACTTAACCTCAAACGAATCGCTGTCAAACGGTTGACAGCAATCTGACAGCGATTCAACCCTCGTTCAGCCCGAACTTCTCTGTGCCTTTGTGGGTCTTGCCGACCACCACGATGACGCCCCCCATCAGCATAGCCTTCCACGAACGGTTGAACGTGTCCATGCCGCCGCTGCCCGCCCGATGAACGTTGCACGCGTCCTGCAGTTGCTTCTTGGTCAGGAACTCGTGCTTGCGGAGTGACCGCCGCATGCTTTGTTCCATGCGCTCGACAAGATTGCCGTCGTCCACGGGGTACAGTTCCTCACGGAGGTAGATCTCATGTTCCGCCCAGGCGATGGCGCGGCTGACCTTCTCCTCGGTGATAGTCTGGTCGTCACTGAAAATCGTCCTCAGCAACAGGTCACGCTTGAAGTGAGACTCAAGGCGGGACGTCATGCCAGCGTCGACATAGTCGATGTCCATCTTGACTTTCTTCTTGGCGAGCGCCTTCTGGAACTCCTGCCGCATGGCGTTAGCCTCGTGCGTCTCGACAGGGATCCAACGTTCGCCCGATTGGGACATAGCCGTCGTCAACTCCCCCCAGCGGACTAGCATCTTGGCCGCGAGTGCATTGACTGCCGCCGTGTCCTGTTCGGCCCAATCGCCAATGTGAGTCACGCCATTGGTGTAGGCGAGAACGCAGCGGGACATGAACCCACTCCCCGCCGCACCCTTACCCGTGACCACTCGATCGAACGATGCTCTCGTGAAGCCGCCCGTGAACGAGATGGAGATGTCGCTGAACTCGCCGCCCTTGTTGGACAACGATCCCGCGCTACCTTCGCTGCGGTCATACAACTCGATCATCTTCGAGAGCAGTGTCGAGTTTTGTGCGGCCCCCTTCTCGAATAGCGTCTTCATCTCATCGAAGTAGACGACGACGTTGCTGTTGTCAAACCCCTCGCTGAGGTACTTCACCATGTGCTCGCCCGACGAGAACAGTCCCGCCTTCGGCAAGCCTACGCTGGTCTTGTTGATGTAATTGAGCAACGCGGACTCGCCTGTGCGCTTCCACGATTCGCCCTTGCCAGATTCGGGGTGGGCCGAGATCAGCATTGTCCAGTGCTTCATGTGCAGATCTTTTTGGTTCGGGAATCCGACCATACCATCTACGGACGCGCCGAGGATCGTCTTCAGTTGCGCACGAGCAAACGCGGGCGGGATGAATGTCCCGTCGGTCACGAGGTGCGTCATGTCGCCAATCCAGTCGCCGTCAATCGCTATGTTGGGCGTCTCCACCAGACCTGTGTCGAGTTTCTTGCCCTCACCGAAGAACACGACGGGCGTTGACTCCGCCGCGTCGAACTTGTTGAATGCCGCGCTCGATATTTCCTTCAACTTGTCGTCGGGATAGTTCTCGCCATCCTCGCAGTTGTTCGCCGCGAAGTTTTTCAGCGCCTCGTAAATCCCGTCTTCGTCCAAGCCCGCGTTGCGGAACTTCCCCGCCGCCGACATGATGTGGGTACGGCGGTTGCCCAGCGAGATGAGATCCCCGCCGTCGGCCTTCGTCTTGAATACAGGCTTCTCCTTCTCAGCGGCCAACGCGACGAGCCCGGGCGGCAGAGGGATGATATCCACGTTCTTGTATATTGTATATTGCTTGCCTGAGGGGTGCCAGGATCCCGCCCCTACTACGTAACCACCAATCCCTTTGAAATCGCCCGAGGCTGTGCCGATCTGAAATTTCGTAGTGGGAACAGAGCCGCTGAAATATAAGTGCGCGCCAAATCCGTCGCGGCCAGACAGGACGGTGAACGTCTCAGGGATGCCGTGTTCTTTCTTCCACGCCTCGAATTGGGCGACGTCCTCAATACCCTTGTCTACGTCCAGCACGGTCAGGTTGGACATCCCGCAGGAGATTCCATAGTTGGCCTCTTCTCCAGCGGCCCACGGGGCGAGCGCAATCTTCGGATCACGGGTGCCTGAGTTGCAAGCATGCGGCGAGTACTTCGCGTAAGGATCCTTGCCATGGGGCATGCACGTGATGATGGCCAACCCGCGAGAGAGCGCGTCCTCAGCAGCGGCCTTCAGATCATTGACGATTTCGTTCATCTAGCCTCCAAGAACTGCGAGGGCCCTGTGCGGGCCCCCGTTCGTACATTGTAGAACTTAGACTTCCGCGCTCTTGCGATTCTTGAGCACGGAGGTGATGTTGGCGTAGGTGCGGCCATCATTCTCTTTGTGCTCAATCACCACTTGGCACTTGACCCCGACCACGTCGTTGAGGTCGAACTCATCGGCGCTGCCGTCAATGCCCAGCTTGTCGAGCAGGATGCCCAGGGACGACTTGCTGGTGATGACCTTGTTCACGCTCATGACAGCGTCAACGGCATCGCCCGCCTTGTCCTTCTGGTCAAGCGCGGTGAAAACGATGCGCGCCTTATCCTTGGTTCCGTACATCGTCTCCTGCGGGCCGAGATCATCGACTCGCGTAATAGTGACGTTGTGCAGACCTTCAGACATCAACTCGTACTGCTTTTTCTTAATCACAAGACTCATGGCATACCTCTTTCTGCCCTCAAAAGGGCTAGTTCGTGTACTTCGTATACAGCGTTGGTCGTACAGGTGGGAACGGACTGCTCCCTTACTTTTCTAGAATAGCAGACCGCGAACCGAAAGTCAAGTGACGATTTTCGTTGACATCGGCCCACCCCCTCTGCTAGAGTTAAGAAGTGGAACTGAAAGGGGCACTCATGAATATTGACCGCAAGACGAACCAAATCCTCAAACACGCCGACCTGTACGGTTCGGACAGCGATTTCCGCAAAATGGTCGACAACACTGTGACCCTCACCCTGGAGCAGAAGTACGCGTCCGCCCGAGTGATGGACGACACCTACGGGACTGTCGCAGTGGATGACGCCGAGCGAGGGGCTCATGGCGCGTAAGCGTAAGAAACAGAAAGACTTGCGGGGCGTAAATCCTGAATCGGCTTCATACTGGGATGAGGTTCTACAGCGAGAAGGTCTGCAGATGGCCCGGGGGCGACACGAGAAGCTGTCCTACATCGGGTCCGCCCAGAATGTCGACTACGTGAACGACGTCGTTTCGACAAAAAACGGAAGAGTTACCCCAAAAGGCGGAGCGGAGTAACTTTATTTTGGTTACTGATTCTAAAGGAGTTATAGGCATTTTCGAGGCGCAAAACACCCTCAAACCCTGGTGAAATCCTGTAGGGGTGAAGAGGAGAAACAAAACAGACTTTTGGCCAGCCGCGGGCCCACGGATTGAGTAGCGAATCGCAAGCTCAAACACAGTAAACCACGGCACCCATTGATCCACACGAGAAACGGTGCCCTAAGTCGCTCAAAAGGCGGCTCTCCTCCACCCGCCCAAAGCGGGAAGGGCACCGACATTGAGCCCCTCCGCCGCTCTGGCGTCGAGGGGCTCTTACTTTTCGGATTGGCCGATTTGGCTTTTTCGTCTACGACATACATTTTAGGAGGAGACATGCGCACACTTTTGGCCATTTTCAGTTGCCACCAGTACGACTACAAGCATCCGCAGTTCGTGGACTGGTTCAAGCGGCCAGTTGCCGATCGCGTGGGTGCCATCCGCGACACTTGGCTCAAGGATGTCATCGCCAGTGGCATCGATTACAAAATATTTTATGGACGCCCGCCCGCGAAACGTAGGATCGTTGACGCGCATTGGGTTGCTGACAAGAGTTTCCGTCAACCCGAAGCGGACGAAGTGTTCCTGCAGTGCCCCGACGATTATTACAATTCGGCCACCAAGATACGGCACATAGTTAACTACGCGTTGGACAACGGGTACGAGCGGTTAGTCAAGATAGACGACGATGTCTACACCTATGTCGAGCGGTTACTCGCCAACTTACCCACTAGGTGGACAGGCGGCGGCAAACCTAACACTCCCGCGGGCCCATGCTACATACTAAGAAAAAGTGACCTACTTCTTCTTAGAGAGAACAGCGCGCCACCTTGGGCGGAGGATGCCTGGGTAGGCACCGTGTTACTCGGCCAAAATCAGACGCCCGTGTTTGACGACCGATACTACATCGCGCCGCAGACGCAGCACAATCAGTACATCACTGACGAAGCCCTCGCGGAGCCGAACGATTACTTCACGATCCATAGTCTGAGCCCCGAGCAGATGCGCCGACATTACAAGGAGGAGTTATGCAAAAGATTAAGTGCTCCCACTCCCCTTGCTATTGAACCCTCGGCAATCGTGCCTAGCATGACGCCGTCTTTGGTATCTCTAGGAACGTCGGTTCCTAAGGAGGAGAGCGATGCAAAGGATAAAGACGTATCCGTCATCTAGTATCGGATGGGACGTGGACATCAGCCATCACTTCATGCAACGCGAGGAATCAGTTTCCATTCAATGGGATGACGCGTTCAAGTTCGAAGACAAGGCGTGGTTCCGCGCGATGCACCATTGCGAACCCACGGACATCTTGAACGTCCAAGACAAACTCATCGCGAACCACAAGTTCTACGATCTGATTATGACTTGGGACGACAGGGTGCTCAACTCCTGTCCCAACGCGAAGTTCTTGACGGAGTCGTGTTGTTCTTGGTTGCCACGCATAGTGGGCAACCCGCAGAGCCATTTCATCCCTTCGGAACATCCCAACACCGTCGTGAAATACGACGCGCCAGACACCTCCGCTAAAAGGTTTGAGGTATCCTTCCTTACTAGCTCAAAAGGTTGGGCGGTAGGGCACCAACTCCGCCAGGAGATTTACGACCGTTTGTCGACAGCCCTCTCCACCCCCGCGGGCACGCTTCCGATTTGGAAGCATCGCAGTCCGCCCCGCATTGATGATAAGCGGGTGATTCTTGAACCCGTTCAGTTCAGTATCGTGCCCGAGAACTCACGGCACAACGGGTACTACACGGAGAAGATCGTCGACTGCTTCATCGCGAAGACCATCCCTATTTACTGGGGATGCCCCAGCATCGGGAAACATTTCAACCTTGACGGGATCATTCAGTTCGAGAACTACGATGACCTCGTTGTGAAATTGCAAAGCCTGACACCAGACTTTTACCACGACAGAGAACCTGCTATTGAGGAAAATTTCCGTCGGGCATTGCAAGGCACGCCACAGTGGACGCTGATAGAGAATTATCTCACTGAGGGTATCGCGGAGAAACATCGGAGGGGCTAATGAACGTAGGCGTGTACATTGCAGCGGGCCCGAACCCGATTTTCCTCCGGCTGTTTATGGCTCAATTGGCCCGACAGATAGTCCTCCCCCGATTCTTGTCCATCTACGAAAATGGATGCGACAAGTCGGCCTTCGACTGGGCATGCAGCGCAATCGTGAAAGAGTTGACTGCGAAGGGCGTGCAAGTCCTGCACACCCACGAGTCCGCCCCCGCGAACACTATCAAGCGGTATTTCCTGCCGCTCCAGACCCTGCAGCACAAGACGGCCACCGACATCTTCTTGAAGATGGACCTGGACGACTTTTACACGGACGATTATGTCCCGAACATGGCTCTCGCTCTCGGCAAGCACGACATCGCCATCAACTTGAACAACGCTATCTTGCTCGTGCGCCCCTTTCACGGAGACTTCAAGTACAAGCCTGTCGTGCAGATGAAGCACTCCCCGATTGGCGCGGCACCCGCGCACGTCTCATTCAACCGTAAGTTCGCTGAGAAGTATCTCGGCTCCCTCGCGGGCGCGATCGACCGTATAGACGTCGCTGATGACGAAATCATGGCGGCTGCGATGGAAGGAATGGACGTTCACCGTTTTGACGGACCCGTCGACTACACCTACGTGAGTCACGGGAACAACCATTCGTCATACGCGTGGCAAGCGACAGGCGGACGAATCTATCTCGACTAGGAGGGGAAGTGATAACCCTAACGCTGAGTGGCGGGTTGGGCAACCAACTTTTTCAGTATGCATTTGGCCGATCGCTCATGGCAAAACACGACGTGACCTTTCTGCGGAATACTGGCGAGCGCGGATACCAACTGGGGAATTTCAACACGAAGGTGACCCTAGTCGATAAAGCGAACGGGCCATACCTCGATCAGCGAGATACGCGCTACAACCCAGACTATGCGAACCTGCCAGACCCGAGCACAGTGTGCTGTGGCTGGTGGCAAAGCGAGAAATATTTCTCAAACGTTTCCGCGGAACTCCGCGAAGAACTGACCCTCAAGAGTTGGCCGAGCCAATCCGCCCAGGACATAGCGCGTAAGATGCGCAACTGTGACAGCATCATTCTCTCGTTTCGACGAGGCGACTGTTACGAAACTGACAACCGCCTGCCGATGAGTTACTACAACCACGCAATCGAACAGATGAGCGGATTGAAGGATCCACATCTGTTCATATTCAGTGACGTGCCGATCACCGAGACGTTTCCGATCCCGGCTACGATCGTGCCGCATAGCACGCCTGGGGGCATCTGGCTCATGAGTATGTGCAAGCACGCCATCCTTGCGAATTCCACCTATCCGTGGTGGGGCGCATGGTTGAGACGTGAGGAAGGAATTACGATTGCCCCCAAGATGTGGTATCCCACGGGCGATCAGGACATAGTCCCCGAACGTTGGGCACAAGTACAGAGTTTTTAGGAGGGCGTATGGCACGGATTCTCGTTACAGGCGCAGGTGGATTCATCGGACACCACTTGGTGAAGAAGTTGAAAGCCGCCGGGCATTTTGTCCGCGGCATTGACATCAAATATCCTGAGTACGAGAAGACCGCCGCGGACGAGTTCTGGATTAAGGATTTGCGTTGGGACTACAACGCTTTTGCTTCGTTCAATGGCGAACCGTTCTGCAACCGAGAGTTCGACGAAGTGTACAGCCTCGCGGCAGATATGGGCGGGATCGGGTACATCACTAGCCATCTCGCGGACATCGCACGGAACAACATCCTCATCAACGTGAACATGCTGGAAGCCGCGCGCCTCTTCGGAGTAAGCAAGTATCTCTATACATCCTCCGCGTGCGTGTACGCGCAGTCCAAACAGCACGACGCGAATGTCATCCCCCTCAAAGAGGAAGACGCATACCCCGCCGATCCCGAACCTGGGTACGGTTGGGAGAAACTGTTCGCTGAAGAAATGTGCAAGTACTACCGCAAAGACTTCGGGATGGACACGAAGATCGTGCGATTCCACAACGTGTACGGCCCCCTCGGAACATATGACGGCGGGCGTGAGAAATCCCCCGCGGCATTGAGCCGCAAGATCGCCAAGACCGCAGATGGTGGCGTTCTCGAAATTTGGGGTGACGGGAAGCAGACGCGCTCCTACATGTACATCGACGACTGCGTCAAAGGGCTCATGCACCTAATGGCGTCAGACTACCACGAGCCTTTGAACCTCGGCACGGATGAACTTCTTACCATTGACCAGCAGGCGGAAATCACCTGCAAAGTGGCGGGCAAGACTCTTACCTTTCAGCACGACTTGACTAAACCGCAGGGCGTGCGCGGGCGCAACAGTGACAACACGCGGCTCCGCGAAGTACTCGGATGGGAGCCAAAGACGACGTTCGCCGAAGGCATGGCAAAGACATATCCTTGGATCGCAGAACAGGTAACGTCCATAACTATGGACACTAACCCCAGTTAGCGACCATAACTGTGAACCCTAAGAAGGTGAGTATGTGGATGAGGCGTTGCCCAAAGTGCGGCACGGATCTTCGCAAAAAACATCTAGGGGATATCCTGTGGTGTTTGTGTGGCTGGGTTTGGGGGGACTAAATGCCAAAGGTCTTAGTTGCCATATCTTCTTGTCAGAGTTATGAAGCATCTGGTCTGAATGACCCGATGCGCGAGACGTGGTTGACAGCCCTCCCCCAAGGCTGGGACTATAAGTTCTTCCACGGTCGCGGCGCACAGTCGAAGCATGACGTCGTAGTACTTGACGTAGATGACGGGCTTGGCGGACTCACTGAGAAGGCGAAGGCAAAAGCGCGCTGGGCGATTGACAACGGATACGATTACATCTTCTCCTGCTTCCCCGATACGTACGCGAACGCAGATCGTCTCGCGGCGAGCGGGTTTGAGAAGTTCGATTACCTCGGAAACGTATACAAGTTCCCGAACGCGAACTCCAGTTTCTGTCAGGGCGGTCCTGGGTACTTCATGAGTCGCAAGTCTTGTGTGTATCTCGTAAACAATTCGGCCAGTTACCTGAACGACGATACCTTCATCGGCGACACACTAAATCGCGCGGACATCCTGCGGTTCGACCACCGCGGCTTCACCACATGCGGCCCAGGTCCACTGAAGACAAATGACTCGATCACGAACCACTTGAGCACGCAGCCCGGGGGGTTCACGGGGCACAACATGCGCGAGGAGCACGAGAGATGGCTAAAGTCTTTTACACATATTTGTGGCTCAGAGAAGACGGAACCCCCTACTATGTAGGTAAAGGTTCTGGGAATAGGGGATTTACAAGCAAGAGACATAGGTTCAGACGCCCGCCCTGCGCCGAGCGTATTGTTGCTCAGGAGTTTGTTTCAGAGAGGGATGCCCTCTTTGCCGAACAGTTGCTAATCGCCGTCTACGGAAGACAAGACCTCGGGACCGGGATATTGAGGAACCTAACAGATGGTGGAGACAACCCCCCTAGGGGCACCCCGTCCAGTTATGCTAAAGCGTCTCTGTCTCTACAAGGACGCCCCGGGGGTTTTAAGGGACGCAGACATACTGAAGAGACGAGGGAAAAGATGCGCGCTGCTGCCGCTGCGATTGGCGCACGGAGGGGTCGCAATCGCGGTTTCCTTGTCTCCGAAGAGACAAGAAAGAAACTGAGTGACCGAGCATGGCAACAACATCACCTGTTCGTATACTAGTTGGAGTCCCGTTCTTCCGCATCCCAGAACTATCGCGGCAGTGCTTGTCGTCCCTCATGGGGACACCCGCGGACATCCTTGCGATAGACAACGCCGCCGACGGCGACGTGAAGCAAGTCATCAGAGAATTCGGCAGCAGGGTGAAAGTCATATCGAACCCGACCAATGGATTTTGCAACGGTGGGTGGAATCAAATTCTGGAGTACGGTTTGGAGCACGAGTACGACATCATCGGACTCGGGTCTTCAGACGTAATCCTTCACAGGGGATGGTACGAATCCCTCGTAGCGCGCTCAACCGCCGCTACCGACGAGGTGTGGATCCCTCGGATAGGAACCCCGACATCGGGAGTTGAAGTAGCCCAGAACATCGCGGGTTTCTTCACCTTCCTCCCGCTCGCCGCGGCGCGATTGGTTTGCCCAATCCCCCGAACGGTGAGGCATTGGTTTGGTGACCTGTACATGTTTCAGACGCTCCGCGCCGCGGGGTGGAAGACGGTCGTGTTGAACAGCATTTCCGCGGACCACAGTTGGTCTGCCGTCACCGCGAGAACACCTGAGGCTTATGCCGTAATTGCTCAGGACAAGATTGCATGGAGGGCCCTCGGATATCCGTGGGTCGATTAGGGGGACTATGAGAATCGACGCGTTTCCGTTCAGTGATGAATTGAACATGCTGGAACTCAGACTCGGCCAACTGGACGAAGTCGTTGACAAGTTCGTTCTCGTAGAGACTGGCCGAACGTACAGCGGTCTGCCTAAGCCGCGCTACTACCAAGAGAACAAGGAACGGTTCGCAAAGTGGAATCACAAGATCGTCGCGTCCGCCCCCGAGTTGGGCAACGCGGGATCCTGGGCATTCGAAGCGATCCAGCGGGAAGTCATCCCTGGCTTGATTCGCAGCTTCAACCCCGATCCGCAAAGCACGCTGACATTCTCTGATTTGGACGAGATCCCGAACCCCGAAGTCATCGCGTCGTACACGCCAGACATGGGATTGCGGAACCTCCTGCAGTGGACGTACTACTACAATTTCAATCGCCTGTTCAACTACGGCGAACGCTCATGGTCACGCGCACGCATCGGCACCGTCCAGCACATGTACGATCATGGCGCGGTCGGTTTCCGCGGCGGCTGGCCAGCAGGGCGCGACATGGATCACTCCTTCCCCTCCATCCCGAATGGTGGATGGCACGGGAGCTACTTTCACCCGACAGTTGACATCATCCGTAGGAAAGTCCACAGCATCTCCCACGACGATTTGTGGGCCGAGTTCGACGCACGGACTGACGCGCAAGTTGCAGCAGACATCCACGAGGGCAAGGACATCTACCATCGCTACAACGCGACACGTGGCGTGGATTCGTTCTGGGGCACTTGGGTTGACACGGCTGGCGTAACTGCCGACCATCGTCTGCCGCCTTACTTCCTCGCGAATCAAGAGCGTTTCAAGATGTTCACGGACGCGCACTTCGTCGAGACGAACAAGCACCTATTCTAGGAGGAGTCATGGGGATGCCGCCCTACGCATCAAATTTTAGCGAAGGGTTCATCCCAGGCGTCACCCCCGTCCTTTACTCGGGCCCCTACTGGGATCACCGCGAGTTGGAAATGGGGACGCAAGCGTTCCTCACGGGCAAGTGGCTCACGACAGGCGAGTACGTCGCCCGCTTTCAGAACAAGTTCGCCCAGCACTTTGGCGTGAAGTACGCGCACATGGTCAACTCGGGTAGTTCCGCGAATCTCGTGATGATCGCGGCGCTCAAGAAGCACATGGACTGGCAAGACGGAGATGAAGTCATCGTATCACCTGTTGGATTCCCGACAACGATTGCCCCACTTGTTCAGAACAATCTCAAGCCAGTTTTCGTCGACATCGAGATGAGCACGCTGAATTTCGACCTGAATTTGTTCAAATCGGCGATCACCCCAAAAACGGTAGCGATTTTCGTATCGCCTGTTCTCGGCAACCCGCCGCACATGGACGAACTGAAGTCGATCGGCCTCCCCCTCATCGGGGACAATTGTGACAGCCTCGGCTCTAAGTGGAACGGGAAGTATCTCACTGAAGCCTACATCGCATGGAGCACTTCGTTCTACCCCGCCCACCACATTACGACGGGAGAGGGCGGAATGGTCTGCTCAGACGACGCCGAACTCATGAAGACAGTGAAAAGCATGTCTTGGTGGGGCAGGGACTGCTACTGCGTGGGCGCAGCCAACCTTCTATCCTGCGGAACATGCGGCAAGCGTTTCGACAAGTGGATCGAGGGATCCGACTCTATCGTCGACCACAAATATCTGTTCACGAACATAGGCTATAACCTGAAACCGCTGGACATGCAGGGCGCAATCGGACTCGCGCAGATGGAGAAGATCGAGGAGATTGAACTCCTCCGCAGGAAGAACTTCCGCCAATTGGCCTGTCTGTTTGACATCCCAGGCGTGCGCGTGGCGACTTCCCATTCCCAAGCGGATGCATGTTGGTTCGGTGTTCCGATCATCTGCGATACCGCGGAGATCAAGAACAGCCTCGTCGCGCACTTGGAAGCGAACAAGATTCAGACTCGTCCGTACTTCGCGGGCAACATCCTACGCCACCCAGGATACAAAGCCTTGGGAGACGCGAGCATGTTCCCCAACGCAAATCAGGTGTGGGACAAAGTGTTCTTCATCGGTTGTCCGCCTCACTACGACAACACCATCATAGACTACATCGAGGGGGTTGTCGGGTCATGGAAAATCTAACTTTTTACACATATTTGTGGCTCCGAGAAGATGGCACTCCCTACTATGTCGGGAAGGGAACAAAAAAGCGTGCATGGCGTAAAGGGAGCCCTCCGTCAGAACGTGTCCTAATCCAAGAGTTCCCTTCTGAAGAAGACGCCTTCCTGTCTGAAAGATTTCTTATCGCCCTGTACGGGCGTGAAGATTTGTTAGAAGGATGTCTCATAAATCTTACAGATGGTGGCGATAATCCGCCCCTAAGTACCCCCGCAAGTAGGGCGAAGGCGGCAGCGACGACAAGAGGTCAGAAGCGACCTCCGCTTACGGCGGAATGGAGACGAAAAATATCCGAAGCTAAGAAAGGCAAGCCCCGTCCGTGGGAAGTGCTGACTGAATCGTCAAAGAAAAAGATTTCGATGGCCTTACGAGGTCGAACAGGTATTCCAAGAAGTCATAAAGGAAAACCTTGGTCTATCGCCCGACGAGCCGCTTATGAGAAGATGATATGAGCCTTACTATTTTGGGCGGACGAGGTTTCGTCGGCAGCAATTACGTGAAAGCCTTCTACGACCCCGCGGTCGGCAACATCGCATCGATCAACGGTCGCGATAACTACAACGTCTTCAGTAAGGACGTCCTGTACTTTATCAGCACCGTTCACAACTACCACGTGTTTGACGCGCCCTTGCGTGACATCGACACGAACCTGACCACCCTTGTTCAGGTGCTGGAATCATGGAGAGCGCGCCCTGACGCGCGTGATGGGGTGTTCAACTTCATCAGTTCATGGTTCGTTTATGGAGGCAGCAAAATTCGGCACGACGTTCACGAGAGCGAGTATTGTGACCCGAAGGGGTTCTACTCGATCACCAAGCGTTGCGCGGAGCAACTGCTCGCATCCTACTGTGCGACGTACGGGCTGAAGTATCGCATCCTGCGATTGGCCAACGTCCTCGGGGATGATCTGAAAGCGTCCGCGAAGAAGAACGCGCTGCAGTATATGATCGGCCAGTTGAGCAGGAACGAACCTGTGCAGATCTACGGCACGGGCGACTTCCACCGGGATTACATCCATGTGAACGACTGCGTGACCGCGATCGACCTCGTCATCACCCACGGCGATCTGAATCAGATCTACAACATTGGCAACGGGAAGACGTGGAAGTTCAAGGATATCATTCAGCACGTCCGCGAACGCCTGGGCTCTAAGAGCGACGTAACATTCATAGAGCCAAAAGATTTCCACAAGATTGTGCAGTCCACCAGCTTCTATATGAACGTGGACAGTTTGAAAGGGTTGGGTTACATCCCCACATTGACGGAGGAGACATTATGGGAGTCAACCTATGAAAACTTTGATAGCAGTGGTGAATGCTAGACACCGCAGTGATTGGCGCGAGAGAATTCGCAAGACATGGGGCCCGCAAGTTCCCAGAGACTTAGGCGTTGACGCCTTTTTCTTTGTGGGGCGCGGCGCACCTATCGCTGACATGGACAGCGTGGTCGAACTCGACTGCAATGACGACTACAAGTCGATCCCAGAAAAGGTACGATCGGTCGCAAAATGGGCCCGCGAGCACGGGTATCACTACATGCTCAAGTGCGACGATGACGTCGTCCTTCGCCCCAAAGATTTCGCAGCAAGCGGGTATGAGGCGCACAAGTATTCAGGTCGGGCCAACCGCCCGCCGCAACCGTACACAGTGCCCTACGGGTTCTGCTACGTGTTGGACGGCGAGTGTATGGATGTGGTTATCCAGAGCCCGCTGCCCACGGGTCACCCCGAGCCGTTCGACGACGAGCGGTGGGTCGCAGAGATCCTGTGGAACCGAAACATCTCACTCACGGACGTGCGCAGGTATCAACTCTGCCACTACGTGAACTACGACAGGGATCCAAAGAACGCTTTCGCCTTCTGCATCCATCTACCCGATGCCCAGGCGGTCAAGCTGCTTGAGTACGACAAGGTTTTCGCTCGATATGGCGACTCTGCTGGCGTCCCCTCGCTGGCCTTGCGCAACGGGCAGGAGTTCGTGAATCGCCGACGAGGCTACGCGGACAACACCAATCTAGTTCAGAACTGGTGGGACACACATTAGGAGATAACATGTCAGGAGCCGTTTTGAAACCCGCTGGCGACCAAACCGCTGGCGTACAACCCAAAGGCATTACGCAGCAGTATCAATTGGCTGCAACCAACAGCAACGTGGATACGTCCACAGGCATCACCCCGTATGACAGCGGCACAATCCTCGGAACCGTGCCCCCGGGCAAAGCGGGACTGAAATTAGTTGACGGAACCGTTCAGCGTGCGTCACAGTTGCTGAGTGATTCTACCTCGGGTAACGTGGGCAATACCCTCGTTCCTGTGTACAACCTCGCCGGGTCTGGCGCAGCCGCTGGACAAGACGGAGTGCCGACGCCGCCCACGGGCTCAACCCCTGCTGACGGTCTGTCGCAAGCACCTTGCACGGAGTAGGAGGATTCATGCACGTAATCATCGCAGCAGTAGTCGGCTTCGGAGTTGGGGTATTCTGCCCAGCCGTCGCCCGTGAAGTCAAGAAGGCGTTCACCGTCGAAATCTCGAAGGTGGATGCCGCAGTGAAGGCCGATGCGTCCAAGGTTGTAGCGGACGTGAAGTCGAAACTGTAAACGTATCGCGCGGGACGCCGCGCTTTAAGGGGCGGGTTGATAGCGGGTATCCCCGCAGTTTCCCCGCCCCACGCGTTCTGAGGAGAGTCAGGAGTTAGTCGTGAACAAGTTGTACGACTGCCTGCTAGACCCGTATCACGTGTACGAAGTAATAGAATCGGCGATGTCGCCACAGGAAATACAATCTCGGGGGAGAGTATGCCAAGGCCAAAAAGGAAGAGACGACCAACGCAAAATGTCCTCGCCATCCGCCTCTGGGAAGAGATAGCCCACGATCCAAAATGTCCGTACACGTTAAAAGTGTTCTGCGCGAACGCGATCGCGGTAGCGACGAAAGTCATTGAAATGGAGTTGGTACTTCCCACTACGAAGCCGCGCGCGCCCCTTGGGCGACCGACGCTAGACCAAGCCCCCGCGCTGGATGAAATGCCCCCGACGGAAGAGTTTGACGAGAACGCAGAAGCAACCAAAATGTTGGAGGATCTCAATGCCACTCATCCCCAAGGTAACGAAGGAACAGACAGCGGCATTCGCCAAATGTTGGGATAGTGGTGGTATCAAAATCATCCTAGATAACACCGCAATCTCTTTTGCATGTGATTGGGCCAATATCGCACTGAAAAGTTTCGTAGCAGAAATCGCCCAAGACATGGCGAAGAAAATTGAAGCAAAGAAAGCAGCAGGCCCTCCTCCCGCGAAGATGCAGGGGGACATCACTGTTGCTCCCGAACCAAAGAAATCCAGCATCATTTTGACCGACTAGTTCGGTCATATCTCACGCCGCATTTCACGGCGGGGCGACGACTCGATCGTTCGCAGAATATAAACCCGGTGCAGAATCCTGCGCTACAACCCAAGCGGAACAATCTGTTATCACTTGATTTGTAGTTGTCTTTCGGAATGTCCACGATCCTGCAATGTGGAATACCGAAAGGATAACTATGCCTATACTAGAAGGCGCGGGCGTTCCTCCCCCGCAACAGCAAGCCTTTACTCAGTGGAATGACCCGCAGGGAACGAAACTCATCGCGTTAAATCGCGACGGAACTATCTTCTGCGAGGGAGTTACTCTTGATAGCGGGGCGACGCTTACATTTTTCCCCAACGGTCCAGTGATAAGGCGCGACCAACATACCTGTCATTTCACAGAGGCTTCAAGTCCTCAATGCAACATCACCAGAATCTGTTTCGTTAACCGTCAGTTCTACCCAGATGGTCGCGGTGTCTCTGTATCTCTCCTCGTCGGGTTTGTCTGGAGCGGGGCATGAGGTGGTAGTGACTGTCTCCTACACTTGTGAACTCGGACCAGAGACTATTACTCTTACCGTGCCTCTGGACTCCCGAACTATCATGATGGAGACGTACCCGCTGCTGTGCCTTGCAGGGACGACTATTACTCTGAGCACAGTCTACGCTGGTGGGGCCACGAACGACCCCTATAATATTGACGCTAGATTGGTGCAAATGCCATGAGCGATAACAAAAGAATGGGAAGTACCTCGGTAGACACAAGTACTCAGGGCATTCGATTTGCCGACGGAACATATCAGACCACTGCAGCGGTCCCCGTAACCAGCGCAGGAAACACAATCACTCTAGACAACACGGGCATCACCATGACAGACCCGTTCGGAGATGTTTTTCAACTCTCCCAAGACTACGCATTCTTCTCGCTGGACAATAGTGGTGGTGGTGTCTCGGTTTTCTATGACGGGGCGAACTACGGGGCGAGCATCTCCGACGGCAACGGGAACGCCCTATTGCTGGGTGACGGCTTCGGAAATTTCAACCTCTCAAACGAATCGGGACATGCGGGGATTATAAGCGCCAGCGGGGATACGTGTTCGGTTTATGGCAACCCTCTCTTTCTCGGAGTTGCTGGCGGCGTAGGCATCACGATTTCTCCATCAGGTATTTCTCTAGATGGCGTTGTGGTTTCGACAACTCCTCCCACAGCAGGACAAGTCCTAACCGCTTCATCCCCCACAGCGGCAGGATGGGTTACACCCGCGGGTGGTGCCACCAAGACAGCCCGCGTGGATATGGGGACTATCGCGTCCGCAACCCCGTCGTTGGTTACCACGTACACGTGGCCGACCGCTTTCGCGGATAACAACTATACCATCAATGGCTCCGTCGTCATTTTAGAGACGCCCCCTGCGAGTGCAGCGACTGCGATTGTTTGCGTCGGCAGCATTGAGTTACTGGCGAATGGCACGGGCTTCAATTTCGTAATTTGCAACGCAGACGGATTGTCACATCACGTCATAGCCCAATTCATCGCAGTTCATGACTAGGAGGTCTATGATGTCAGGAGTTCTTTTGAAGAAAGGCAACGCGAACGGGTTGGTGAATATGTACCTCGCCGTCCCCGCGGATGACACCGCGCACGTGAGCACAGAACGAATAATTTTCGTCCCCGTCCCGCTCGATAGCACCTTCAAAGCCGAAGTCTGCAAGATTGCGAAATAGGCTGTAGGAGATTAGCTCCAACAGCGATGTATCTGAAGTAAACGCGGCTACGCCGCAGAAGGAAAAACAACATGGCATCACCTAACCCAACCACAGGCCTGGGCGTAGCGACGAACGTAGTTCTCACGGGCACGGGCGTAGTTCGCACAGTCCCCAAAGTCGCGGGCACCCGCGGCGTAAGCGAGTTCTCAGTTTCGATTCCGATCGGCGGCACCGTGCAGATCACGGCCCTCCCGTTCGATGACGCGGGCAACGCAGTATCCGTCGGCAATGGCGGGCTGTTGGACGCCCATCTCGGCACCGCTGCGAATTTCGCCATCCTCGGCGCAAGCGCGGTCACAGGCAGCACTGGTGGCGGATCCACCATTAGCGGCGGAAACCTCGGTATCGCTCCGAACAACTCTTCGTCTGTCACGAACTTCCCGCCTTCCGTTCTGGTCGCCCCTGGCGTGGCTCATTACGCTGACGCGGTCGCGACACAGGCGCAGGTAGATTTGGCCGCGGCTATCGTCTACTTCCAAGGATTGACCCCGACCCTGTCGGGCCTTGGCAACCTTTCAGTCGGCGGCAACGGTTCGACCGCTGCAACTTACACCGCTGGGAACTATTTCGGCGCGTCAAGTCTCGACATCCCTACCAGCATCACTCTGGACGCACAGGGCAATCCGAATGCAGTCTTCGTATTCGTGGCGGGCTCGACCATCACGCTGGAAAGCGGCGCATCGGTCATTCTCGCGAACGGAGCATTGGCCAGCAACGTCTATTGGGTGAACGGATCATCCTTCACTTCAGTCGACGGCGGCGTCTCTGCTATGGTCGGAACGATCATGGCGCACACGTCTATCACGCTGGGTGGCGGAACCCTTTCGGGTCGCGCACTCGCGAACGTGGGCGCGGTTACCTTGAGCACGACCGAGGTTATCACGGTCCCTCCGACGGGCGTCACCCCCGGAGTTGGATACACAAACGCAGTGACCTTCGCCAGCGCACCGATCAGTGTCCCCGCGTGGTACAGGCCGAGTGCACAGGGCAAGAATTATCCTGGCGCATACATGGCTCCCGCAGTCGTGGACGACAACGACGCGAACCCGTGGACGGTTCGCGGGCGCAGCGCAGGCCAGACGGTTATTGACTTCCAGATCCCGACCTTCGGGAATACGGAAGGTCAGAGTTTGGTGGACGTGAACGCAGTCATGGACGAAACGTTCATCGACACTATTTACGCTTCTCTGCTCGTGACGGTCACAGGCGGCACAAGCTAAACGGAGGCAACCGTGTACAAGTCCGTCTTTACTAAGATCATCGACGGCTTGTATTTGGGTGACAAGGAAGGCTTACCTGAAGCAGAGCGGCGGGGATATTCAGTTCTCGCCGCCTGCAAAGATGGCTCACCCGATTGTCACCGCGCGGTCCTCGGCTACACAGAACTGGGCGCGCCCAAGGGCAAGAACTATTACTTCGTACAGCGTGGCGACCACATGGCGCTGAACCTTATTGACGCGGAGACTGCAGACTTCATCCCCGATGAAGCGATTGACGCAGGATTGGACTTTCTTAAACAAGAAAGAGATGCAGGGAAGAAAGTTTTCGTCCACTGCATCGCGGGCCACTCCCGCTCAGTAGGTATAATGATGCTTTTTCTCAGAGCCATTGGGGAACTGCCTGAAGGATTTCATAGGGCGTTGCACAAGTTCACCGTTCTCTATCCAGAAGCGGATATGGGAAAAGGAATGTACCAACACGTCCGCCGTCGTTGGGCGGATATGAAAGACAAGTTTCTGTCGGCTTAATTACCCGATGGAGGGCGAGGCTAGTCCCTCGCCCAACTCTAGACTAGGAGAGATTATGCCTTACAAAACCAAAGAAGAAAAAGCTGCGTATGACCATGCCCGAGTAGCACAAAATCGAGAAGAAAAATCTGCTTATGATAAAAACTATCGTAGCACTCACCGCACGGAAAAAGACGCGTACAGTCGCAAACATCATCTTCAGAAGAACTTCAATCTGTCTTTTCAAAAATTTTTTGAGATGCTTACTGCACAGGATAATAAATGTGCCCTTTGTAGTGACTTATTCGAAGTAACTCCCGCTATCGACCACGACCATTCGTGTTGCTCAGGAGTTAAGAGTTGCGGTAAATGTGTCAGGGGATTGCTCTGTCACCGTTGCAATACCGCTCTTGGAAGTTTCAGAGATTCTCCAGAACTTCTTCGCAAAGCAGCAGATTACATAGAAAGAAAACGAAACGAGAATTTCAATGTCCCCATTTCGCTCGAAAGCACAAGCGGGCTACCTACACAGTCATCCTGAAATCCTTGGAAAAGAGGGTTTAAAAGAGTGGGACGCTTCGTCAAAAGGTAAGCAATTACCTGAACATGTGAAACAGTACGACCAAGGCGGGGTAGTTTCACCGCAGAAGGATACCTCAATGACGGGAATATTTGACCAAATTACCAAAGGCGGTGACAAACCGAAAAAAGAAATTAAAGAAATGGTGCATACCAAAAGCCACAACGGGAAACACATTGTCACTCATAGACACCATTCGCCCGCGCATCACCCTGACGAAACGCACGTCATGAACGACATGGCGCAGTTGCACAGCCACATGGACGCCCACGCTGGTACACCGAACGACGGCGAAGCGGCTCCCGCCGATGGCGCGGCTGCTCCGGCTCCGATGACGGCAGCCCCGTCACCCGCGCCTGCTGGCCCCGCTGGCCCTGCAATGGGGGCGTAATATGGGAATCTATGACAAAGTAGTCAACGCCGCGAAGGGTGCTGCCGCCGCAGTGAAAGCGGGCAACTCTGAGACGGAAGGTATTGGAAGCGAACTCGCCGAGCGCGCGAAAATGAATCGCCTCGCGATGGGAAAGAGCGACGAAGCAAAGCCTGTCGACAAGGAATCAGTCAGCCCGACCGCTGGCGGAAACTCCCCCTACGGATCCCGTAAGGGTGAGAAGAAATTGGACACGTCCTATCTGGACAAGCCCACCGCGGTCAAAGCCCCCGTGTACGACAAGGGCGGCAAGATTATCGGGGGAACCAACATCCCAGCCCGCGTTTATGATAAGGGCGGCAAAGTCGATGTGAATGACGGCAAACACCAAGTCGCGATTCTCAAGGAAGGCGAACGCGTTCTGACTGAGAAGCAGGACAAAGAGTATCAGAAGACGAAGGGCGAGCACGCCGAGCCCGACGCGGACGACTATGACGACGGCGGAAAGGTTCACACGCCTGAAGAGAAAAACCACTTCGCCCGCTCTATGAACCATCTGAACGCAGGTGGGTTGCACCGTCACCTGGGCATTAGTGAAGACAAGCCGATTCCCCACTCTAAGAAAGTGGAAGCGTCAAAATCTGACAACCCACACGTTGCTGCGATGGGACGCCTTGCGGTTGCGATGTCGGGATGGAAACACCCCAAAAAGAAATAGTCGGAGGATCTGTGAACGTAAACGAACTGGTAGGCTTAGTCCAGAAACACAAGAACGACAAAAACTACCAGTTCCGAGACTGGTCGTGGGAGCAGATTGACGCTGCCGCAAAGACCAGTTTCGATCGAATCACACCCGATCAGAAAATCCAAGTCATGAAGGTCTGTGCAGCCTATGGGCTCACGGACTCGAAGCAGATCGTCCGCTTCCGATTCATGGCGCAAACAAACCTTTTCTTTCTCTGCAAGCTGCTGGGGACTTACAAGGACGTCTCGGACAAAGAGTATGTCTGGACGGATGGCAAGGTTCACAATACGCATGAGGAAATTTGCAATTCTTTTTTCGTAGAAAAGAACCCGACGTTCCCCTCATTCAAAGAGTTCGCGGCCCAGTACATCGATAAGAAAGAGCGTCTTCTGCTCGTACCCCGCGGCGGCTACAAGTCGTCGATGGATATGGCGGATTGCGCCCAGTGGGTGATCAACTTCCCCGAAGTGACTATCCTCGTACTCTGCGGAGTCCTCGCCCTGGCGAATGACTTCGTCGGCGAAATCAAGGGACACTTCACGTTAGAGCAAGGCGGGTCCGCGGGGCTGTTTGGTAAAACCCCTCTGCGCCCGAGAACGATGCACAGTGGTACTGGATCCATGTTTCAAGTCCTGTTCCCAGAGCACTGCATCGCGCCTGACACAGGCAAGAGTGATGAATATCAGACCCCAGCCGTCGCTGTCCGAGAGAAGGAAGGCACTGTATCTGCTGCCTCTATCGAACAGAGTCTGACAGGCTGGCACGTGTGCGTTCTGAAACTGGATGACGTTGTCACCAACGAAAACTCCCAGACTGTTGACCGCATGCGGAACATCAACAAGCAAGTCAGCATCAACCAAGCCATGTTGCACCCGTACGGATTTTACGACAAGATCGGAACGTGGTACGACACTGAAGATACTTACGGTCAAGACATCAAGAGTTCCAAGAAGTACGCCGAAGACGGCGAAGACTTCCCGATGAAGATCTACATCCGTGCCGCGTGGTGGGCAACGGAAGACGCGATCAAGCAAGGTAAGATCGCGGACGAGATGGTTGAGACGGATTACAACTATTGGTTCAACGATCCGACCAACGCATCCTCGCTGACGTTCAAGTTCCTCAACCACAAGCGGAAGACCGATCCGTGGTACGCGATTAAGTACCTCAACGATCCGACGCAGATGCATGTGATCAAGTTCCCGCGAGAACTCCTCGTGCGGCGCACTATCAACGCGGTCGAACTCCCCAGCACAGGGATGATCGTCTCCTGCGTTGACACGGCCTACTCGACCAAGACTTGGGCGGATTACACGGTCATCATCACCTCGCTGATTTACGGCGGGCGCTTCTACATCATTGACATGAAGCGTGGGCGATACAACGAATACGAACTCCCCGCAATGATTGCAGCGACGGCCCAGCAATGGAAGCCGAAGCGAATCTGCATCGAAGAAACTGGAGCGATCAAGTACATCCAGCGGGAAGTCTATCGTGAGATGGACAAACTGAAGGTGCGGGTTCCAATCGAACTCGTCCCCCTCGGTCAAGGCAGCAAGGCCACTTCGAAGAAAACGAAAGCAGGCCCCGTCCTCAGGTTCCTGGGAGACGACAGGCTGCGGTTCATCAACACCTGCCCGTTTCTAGAAGACCTGTACGACGAACTCTCCAAGTTCGGTACGGCGGCAAGCACCCACGACGATATCGTGGATGCTCTGTCCATCCTCATAAATCAGTTCTCATCCTACGCTGACATCGAAGGAAAGATGACGGCGTCCGGCGCGGGGTTTACCTCCGACCAGAAGATGCAGAACGCGCACAATCTGATGCACTGCGACGGTAAGTACGGGAAACTGAATCAGCGGAACGACGTTCAACTGGAGTTCCCCGACCAATCACCGCAGTCCCTATCAAGAGACGCGGCATTAGATGCGTATGAGGCATCCCAAGATCCATTGGGCGAACTTTTTGGTTAAGGGAGTGATATGGATGACGCTTTGATTGTATCTGACGGCAATGCCGATCAACACCTGACGACCGATAGCGTCAACAAAGACGGCATGATGAAGACGGTCGACCTAGACCTGTCCCTCGTCGTGCAGTCCGCGAGGATGTCCAAAGCGTTCATTTCGAACAAGCAATGGACACTCCTGTGGCGCGACGCTGACCTACTGTTCCAATCACCCCGACCGATGTCGACGTACGAAAATACGTACGTCCTTGAACCCAACGTTCAGCGGTTCACGGTCGCGAAGGTCTGCAACGCGGTAGTTCCGCAACTTTACAAGGGTCTGTTCTACGATGACCCACCGATGTTACTCCGCCCGCGTCCTGGCACAAGTCAGAAGACGATCGACGCGAAGACAGCGATGTTCTCGTTCGTCCTCGACCAATGCGACTTCAAGAACCACGTCAAGTGGGGCTTGGAACAGATGGCCCACCAGGGAACGGGAATTTTCAAGTGGGGTTACGACTGGAAAGAGATTACCACTATCAAGCGCAAGGCGACTACGATCAAGGTAGAAGCCCCGCAGCCTGATGGGACCACAGACACTATTCACATCCCGAGTGACGAATCGCCGAGTATTACAGAAACGAGCAAGGTTCTACCCTTGCCGTTCTTCGAGTGGCGGCCCTTGGACAAAGTCCTTGTCGACTCGCAACTGGCGGTCAGCGATATCCGCATGGCGCGCTGGGTGATCGACGTCCGATACATGGACTGGTATCAGCTTAGTGACATCAAGAAGGCGATCGACGACGCGCGCGAAGCTGGTGAGACAGGCGCGGCAATCGAAGGATGGGACTTCCCAGACGACGCTGCCCTCAAGGCGATGTGGGATCGGCCATTCAACGGCACGACCAATGAGGTGACGCAAGCCTCCTACATGGAAGGCATCATCCATCACAGCGAGAAGGAAAATCAGGACACCAGTCCCGACCCTCTCCGCCGCAAGATGGAAGTCCTCGAATACTGGGACAAGGGACGAAAGATCCTGGCCCTGAACGAAGAGAAAGTAATCTTCCGCGGCAAGAACGAATTCAAACGAATCCCGTTCCTGAGTGCGAACTGGTGGAACCGACCCCGTGCATTTTACGGCATGGGACTTGGGCTCATCGTGGGACAGAATCAACGCGTCGACCAAGGCACCATTAACGCCATTCTTAAGATTCTGTCGTATGGCGTCAACCCTATCTATCTCCGCAATCGATCGGAGAACGCACCAACTCAGACCATCCGCACCAACCTCGGCAAGATCATGTCGGTGACGGATGTGAAAGAATCATACGCCCTACTTGAGCAACCCAAAGTCCCCTCGGACATCTGGGGAGCGATCAAGGAAAGCGAATCGGCCACCGAGTCTTCCTCGGGCGCAGACCAAACGCTCGTACAGGGCAGTTCGGCTGGACCCCGTGCAGGTATGGGACGCTCCGCTACAGGCGCAAACCTGATGGCTGGCGCGTCCGCAACCCGACTGGACGGCCCGCTCGATAACTTCATCGAGCAGGTGTTCAAGCCGTGGTTGAGCATCATTGACATGCTCGTGTTCAACTTCATGTCGGATGCCGCCATCCTCCACGTCCTGGGCAAGGAAATGGGTACGGAGTTCCTAACGGACGCCGACAGCCCGTTCCAGATCCAAGACTACCACGATGCTCAGATCGAGTACGAAGTGCTTGCTGGATCCTCACTCGCTGCAAAGCGGACGATGGCCCAGAGCATGGTCATGCTCACCCAGATCCTCGACAACCCGAACATCCAGTCAATGCTGGCCGAAGCGGGCAAGAAGATCAACATCGAAGCAATCATCTCGATGTGGCTCGAAGCAAGCGAATGGAAGAACAAGAACGACATCGTTGTTCCGATGTCCCCCGCGGACATCCAGAAGCGGGATGCGAACTCAAAAGCCGCACTCCAGCAGCAACAGATGCAAATGAAACAGCAAGGCGACCAAGCAAAGTTCGCCGAGAAACAACAGTTGGAAGACCAAGCAAGTGACAACCGTATTAAGCGCGACATCACCCGAGAAGCAGCGAAGGCATCTTCGCTGAGTCAGACGGTTGAAGGCGTGCCGAGTACGGGTGGCTTGCAAGGTCAGATGCCGACTGTTGAGTAAGACTCACTGCTGGGCAACAGGATAAACTGCCCAAATTTTTCGGAGGAGAAATGCTGAAACCTTCCACAGAACCAAACATGTTCCGACCGACGTTCACCCTCGACAGTCGCCAACTCGGCGTGATGGCGGCAGCGATCAAGCAGGAGTGGTTCGATATCCTGCAGCGAATCATGGAGGAAGAACTCAGACTCATGAACGTGAACATGATGAACCAAGGTAGCGACGAAGCTATCCTGCAGGCCCATAAGTGGTCCCGCGGGGCGAGCATGTTCTACTCAGGCGTCATGGATCGTCTGCAGGAGATTACGCAAGTCGACACATACAACAACTCAGGCGTCGGAACCCCCGAAAACCCTGAGACGTTGGCACTACCGCAAGAGTTCGAATAGGAGGAGCCTATGCTTACGATTACAGAATTGAACAACATGGACGCGGACGTTTACCGCGAGAACCTGAAGGATCCCGCATTCATGGAAGCGGTCAACCGCCTGAATACCCAGGCCGCGCCCCCACCTGCTCCCATCGTTGAGACGGTTGAGCCCGTAGTCGAGCCCGCCGCCCCCGCAGCGGAGCCCGTCATCCCCGAGTCGCGCTACGAGTATCAGCCGACCGACGAGCAAGGTCGCCCACTCGGCGGCAAGCAAGTTATTAAGTACACGACCCAGGAAGACTTCGCGGAGAAGTTCGCCGCGCAGAACACCCTCCTGATTCGCCAACTCCGCAAGGTCAACAGGGAGCACCGTCTGGGCATCGCCCCGGAAGAGACGGTTCCCGACGCGTCCGAGCGGTTCAACGGCGACCTTCTTGAACTGAAGCCGAAGTCGTTGACAGTGGACGAGCGATTCCAACTCGCCCAGGATCTGACCGATCCCGAGAAGTTCACTGCCGCGCGCGACAAACTGATCGAGTCTGGACTGGGGATTCCCCTGGCGGACCTCGCGAAGGCGTTCAACGAACAGAAAATGGCCACACTCCAAGTGATGGCGAAACAAAATTTTGACATCTTCGCAGCGAACACGCCCGATTTCCTGAGCGCCGATGTGGAGAACAGACAGAACCTGACGGATTGGATGTTCAAGAAAGGGCTGGCACCCACCGTCGAAAATTTTCAAGCAGCCTACTCAAGCCTCAAGTCAGTTGGATTACTGAATGAGGCTCCGATCGTGCGATCGGAACCCGTACCCGTGGTGGAACCCGCTCCGAAAGCGCAGGAGCCAGTTGTAGCAGAGGTCCGCATTGACCCGACGCCGCAGCCGCAACCAAAGCGACATAGTCAAATACCGTCTGGCTTGAATGACCGAGTGTCTTCAGCAGCGGGCCCCGCGCCCGTGGACGCTTCTTTGACTCTTGCTGACATTGACCAAATGACTCCAGACGATTACAAGGCGAAGATCAGAGATCCGCGCTTTGCAAAACTCGTCAACGAACTTGAACAGGCAGCCCTGCTCAAGCGGAGACAGCGTCTCGGTCAAGTCTAAAAAGGATAAACCTGTATGAGTTTTTCTCCTAGCGGCAACCAACTCAGTAACCTGCCCCAGTCCACGGTGAAGTACTACGACAAAAGATTCCGTGAGAACCTGAAGGCGCAGACCCCCTTCGTCCGTTGTTCCGAGCGTTTGGAACTGCCGATGAAGTCCGGTAACCAGTACGAACTGTTCATGTACGTTCCGCTGGCTGCCAACACCACGCCGACCACCGAAGGCACCGTGGGTTCGTCTCTGAGCATCAACGTGCTCACGAACACCGCGACCATCGGCGAGTACGCGGATTACGCCAACTTCTCGTCCTTGTCTCTCGCTACCGCGATCGACAACACGGTCGAGAACGTCGCGAAGGAAATGTCCTATCGCTTGGGCGAGTCCCTCTCGGCTCTGGTGCGCGCGACTGCAGACGGTGCGAACAGCATCGACTCCAGCGTGCTGACTCAGCTTGCTGCGTCGAGCACCTCCAGCTTCACCGCCCTGTCGTTGTCTCAGATTCGCAACAGTGTCCAGTCTCTGGCTGGCCGCAGTGTGCGTCCGTTCAACGAGGCGAAGAAGACCTTCGCTGGCGTGATCCATCCGTTCGCTCTCGGCGATGTCCTCGCCGACAACAGCAACGACTCCCCCATCGACATCCTGAAGCACACGCCTCAGGGTCAGATGAAGATGGAAGACCTGATCTCGGTCGATCTGACCGAAGTCATCGAACTGCCCTCCACGGGCGTGGAATTCCTGCAGACCAACTTGGTCACGCAGACCACGAACTACAAGGGTCAGACTGGTCTGACTGCTCTCCGTACCTACATTTTCGGTAAGGACGGCATTTTCTCCATCAACCTGGGAGCCACCAACGACACCACCTTCGGTGATGGCGATTGGCGCAACATTAAGTGCAACGTGGTTCAGAACGCCGAGCCGACGGTTGCCGATCCCGAAGGGTTGATCCCTGGCTGGACCTCGTATCGTGTGCACTTCACCACGAGCTTGGGCCCAGACACCACCATCCGCATCCGTGAGATTGATGCGGCTTCGGCCATCAGCTAAGTGAACCTGGGGCGGTAACCCCGCCCCTGTTCTTTAGTTTCAGCATTTGCTGAAGAAAGGTTTTTCATGGCTAATCCTTCTCCCCAACCCACCCCCACGAGCGGCGTGGGCACTGCAGCGTACGTCCAAGTTAGCGGAACGAACGTCGGCAACTGCTCACAGCCAGTCGCAGGGACAGGGCAGGGCACGGGCGCGATTCCTTCCACGAATCACCCTGTTGCGCAGTACGCACTCACGTTGAGTCTGGCAGCTAAGACCATCAACGGGGTCGCGTATGCTGCCACCTGCCAGTTGACCACGACCATTAAGGACGTGGCAGGCACGACTTTCACGGGCACCAATAGCCCTGTGTACAAGTCGTATGCGGATCCAGTCGGCGCTTGGTACAACCCGAGCAACGTTCCCGCCCCCGCGGGCGCGCCCGCATACAGCGGTCTGATCGCTTCCGTCAGCGGCAGCGGTTTGATCACTGGTTTGCACGTTGGCCAGTGCATCGTTGAAGTGCAGTACTCGACTTTCGACGATGTGCAGAACCCCGCGACCAACACGGGAACGGGCAATCCGTGGGCGATGATCTATGCACAGATCGTCGTCAACGTTGTGCCCTGAGCACCAATTCGACATCTTCGGACTAATTACCCGAAGCCAGAGCGACCAGCACCTAGAATGCTGGTCGCTCGCTCTTTTCTAGGAGAGAATATGCCCCGAAACACTGAAGCAGGAAGGCTCGCGTACAACAAATACATGCGAGAATATCGAAAGCGCCCCGAACAAGCCGCTAAAGAAACCGCACGAAAAGCGGCTTGGATAGCGGCAAACCCAGAGAACGCGGAGAAACACCGTTTGAGCAGGTTTCGCGCCGCGAGAAGGGCCAGATGGGGTAACCCAGAAGAGTACGCCGCACGTCTCGCTAAACAGAATGGTTTGTGTGCGCTCTGTGGCGAACCTTTTGACGACACTAAGTTAGGCAGCCCTGTTCAAGATCACGACCACGATACTGAAGAACTAAGAGAATTTTTGCACTGCCGTTGTAACCTTGCGATAGCAAATCTGCTGGATAGCCCTAGCGGATGTCGCAAAGCAGCGGAGTATTTAGAGAAGCACGGGAGGAGAGGATGAAAGATACGAAGGCAGTAGTCAGAACTGTGTGCTCCATCGTGTCCGTCATTCTGCAGTCGATCGGGCTTTGGTTCATCATCACGCATACAGCAAAGTAACACCAAGGAGGACACATGTCGGAGGAGACATTCACGATTCAGGCTCTGCTCGAATCGAACAACATTTTGCAGGAAGAAGTCAGCCGTCTGCGCAACAGCAATAGGATTCTGCGCACAGTTCACAGCGCACTGCGCGCGGCCAACGAGAGCCTACGGGCCCAAGTCGAGTTGGCGAGGTTCAACGATGAGACATTCAAAGCGTTTTGTCAAGGTGAGTTTGATGCCCCATTTACCGAGTACGCGGAAGGTGGATTACTGACCGCGTCAAGTGTAGTGGAGCCCCTGGTCTAGAACGGGGAGGAAGCGTCAGTGACGAGCGGAACTTATAATCCCGCGACGGGCTGATATGAAGGCATGAAAGGGCGGCTACCTCCAGCTTGACGAGTTGATATCTCGCCAATGGAGACTTATCGGGCTGGGGGAGCCACTTACAATTCGGAGGAGCAATGAGAATTCATTTCGAGAGCAAGGTCCAGTGGCAGAAAAGATTCACGGGCACTGCCGTAGTCGGCGTATTTCTTATGGTATACGAAGGTCAACCGTCTATCGCGGACCCCGCGGGCATAGGCCTAAAAGGATTCAAGATAGGGGCTAGTGTCGGTTTCGGCACACTCTCTTGGGAAGTGAAATGTGCCAACTAACGCGGAGTACCTGGAGCGTTGGGAAAACGCCGCGCCAACCGCAGTAGTCAGCGACACACCAGTAGAAGCCAAGCGCACGAACGGGGACAACGGACTCCAGAGTTACATGGACGACCGCGAAGACCCCGCACTGCTGGAAGCCATCGCGGAGTACGCCGAACGAATCAGCGATGCAAAGCCCACTCAGGAAACTCTTGAGACGTACGCCGAGCGCAAAGAATACAACGACAACGTCGCCCGAGAATACCAGTGGGTGACCCCCGATGAGTACGCAGACGGCGGCGCTCGCATCGGAAGGATCATGCACTCATCTGCGTTCATCATCCGCCTTCAGCGGGCGGGAGTGAAGTGCTGGTATCGTAGGCATCCACAGCCGGGGAAGATGACTCTCGTTGTCCAACCGAAGCAAGCGACTCTACCGCCCGAAGTGGGCTGCTGGGTTCAGGGCGGCTTCATGCCTGAACTGAGCATCATGCGATTCGATGATCACGGAGTTCCAACCACGGAGAAGAACCGCGGCTGGCGAACTTGTCTGTTGCAACTGATCCTCAAGAGTCACATCAGCCAGCAAGTGGCTGACGAAGTTTTCGGAAAGCCCCCAACCACGGAGGCGTTCCACCGATACAACAACACCCTCCGAGTATTTCGGGATCAGGGTGGAAGACTAGCAAGTTAAAAGGAGGAGTATGTCTAACGAATTGAAGAAGGAACTATCCGAGATTGAGAAGATCCAACTGGAAGCCGCGCAGATGGCTCTCGAAACCGCCAAGATGGACCGCGAACTGAAGAAGGCGGACTTGGAAGCGAAGCAGCTTGAAAAGCAGGAGCGAGAATATCACATTCGGGATTTGAAGGGCAGTCTTGCCAAACGCGATCTCGAAGAGATGCAGTTGAAGGAAAATCGCCAGCAACAGGGCGCGACCTTCGCCCAGCAAGCGGCCACTGACAAGTACCGTTTCAGCATCTGCACCCACAAGAAGGGCGGAACGGCCAACGCGCGCGACACCCGCTGCCTGACCACAGGCGGCAACGGTAACCAGTACGCAATCATGAAGCATCAGATGATCAACGGCGACATCTGGATCCGCTGCCTCCGCTGCGGCAAGACTTGGTGCCCGCCAGTCGAAATCAACTTCTATTTCGACAAGCAGGGTCGTCAGGTCGCCCCGATCGACGGAATCTTCAGCAAGGAAGCGTTCAACGCGGCCACCGTCGAGTACCAGAAGGCGACGATGTTTGAGACGAACAATACGATGTCAGGATCCGTGCAAGTTCGATTCTCCCGATACGATGCTGTCTCAGGCAAGATTGTGGACGGAAGCGACGTCTATCGTGAGTCCATCGCCAGCACCAACCTGCGCTAAACATTGTGCACAAACCCCTGAAAAAAGGGGGTTTGGTGCATAAGAATATAAAAGGACATCATGGGCAACTCCAGCTACCGACTTCAGGATCTCGTAGATATAGCAAGATCGCTAGGCGATCTCGCACCCACACTCCCTACAGGCGGAGCATATGAAACCGTCGCCACCTCGGCGGCCAATGACGTCATGACTAGCATGGTCGCGGGGAGCAGCAAGGGTTCCCCGTTCAATTTCAAGTGGAACCGCGTCATCATCCCGCCGTTCTTCATCAACTCGTGGCAGCAAGATTACGCTTCCTCAGTTGTGAACCTCGGCTGGCTCGAATCGTGCGGCGCGTACAACACGTCCACCACTCAGACACCGAAGCCCTATCGCGTGGTTGAAGTGAAGCGGGACGTCCTGATTACGAACGCCCAGACTGCGTCCACCGCGAAGATCCAGTGGGAGCAGAACAACTCGCTCACATTCGGAACGTGGGGACAGTCTACCCCCAACAGCATTACGGGGATCCCAAACCCTGGCCCGGGCGCGGTGTACCAGAACCCGCTGGGCATGATTTCTCTTCCCTCCAACCCGATCACTCAGGTGAAAGACGCCTTCGGCAACCTGTGGATCGTGACAGGCTACGGAACCTGCGGCGGAGTCAACCCTTTTCTCACGAATCTCAATCCCGTATTCCCCGACATCAACAATCCGACCACCGTCGCGACGACAGCCGCGGACGGGGGTGTCACTTGGACCGCGGTCAACCCGTTCGGACAGGGATTCCGTCTCAACCCGATGCCATCTCAGACAGGCCCCGTGTGGGAAGTCTGCCCCGTTGGCCAAGCCAAGATCGCGAAGTTCACATCCCTCGGTCAGTATCTTGAGCCGATCCCAGATGACTACTTCACGTATTTTCAGAACGGGTTCTTCGCCCAGTGCTATCGTCGATCGCCCGATCCGAAAGTAAGATCCAAGTTCAAAGACGAGTGGGCGATTTTCATGAAGTCGCTCGATGAGTGTGTCGACCAAGCAAGTAGAGAACAGGACGACTGGGGATTCGTCCCGACCTATAACGTGATGGACACGGGCTGGGCGTTTAACCCAGTCAACCCCGCAATGCCTTATGGGCCCTGGGCGGGCTAAGGAGTACCAGATGGAACAAAGTATCATGGATTCACAACTTGCTGCATTGAAGGAGTTGACAGATACGCGGTTCAAGGCATCGGAAACCGCAGTCAACACCGCGCTGGCAACACAGGAAAAAGCCGTCAACGCTGCACGCGAGACGGATCAAAAGGCGCTGGCTGCTGCATTGCAAGCGTCAGAGAAAGCCATCGCCAAAGCCGAAGCCGCACAGGCCGAAGTCAACAAGGTAATCGCTGAGTTACAGAAAGACGTTATCTCCCTCCGGGAATCCCGATCGCAGGGCACAGGAAACGACGCCGCTAAGAAGGGTGATAAGCAGCAGTCCAACTGGACGGTAAGTCTGTTGGTGACCATTGCTTTGGCGCTGATCGCAGTGGCTTTGAAGATGTTCATGCTTAGATAGGAGGAGTGATGTTCAAATTTCTTCGTAAGACTTTCCTGTGGGTGCTCTTAGCCCCGCTCGCATTCACGTGGCTTGGCGCACTATCCAATCAGGTAGTTTTGTACGTGAATCACGACACCTTCCCTGTAAGGTGGAATGACTACAAGATATATCAATACAAGTTCGATCTTGAAACCAAATCCCAGAGTGAGGATGAGGACGTTGCTCTACAAGCCCAGATGAGTTTGGTGGCTCTTAAATCGGGATATCTCGACGATACCCACGTCATCATGACGAAGGATACGCACCTGAACCTTCTCGCGGATTGGTTTGACCTCCGCGGCGACGGGACTTACAGCATCGGTGACGGGTTGATCTACCTCGGCGAATGGCTGAGTAGTTTTGCCGTCTACGTCTGGGGCGCGCTACTACTCAACAGCTTAAGGAAACAAGAATAGGACAATCCCGATGGCGATCTCTACCAAAACGATTAGCAACACGATTGACTTTTGCAAGCGGCTGAGTTTTAACCGCAACCCCGTCATCGGGAATTCTCTTGAGCCCGCGCTCACAGCGGCACAGATTGTCATGCAAGTCATCCTTGGCCCGCCGTTCGAATGGTGGTGGAATAACGAGGAACTGGTCTTCACGTGCAACCCTGTTCCGAACAGTGCTACGAGCACCGTGGTTAGCATCGTCAGCGGCACAATCACCGTGACCGCTGCGAACACCTTCTCTACAGGCGACTTAGTCCTGCCGAAGGGTTTTGTCACGCTCACCTCTTTGAACGGTTTACTGCTGGAGGTTGTAACCGCGACCGCGTCCACATTTACCGCAGCCGTAAACCTCCCGAACGGAACCGATACTGCGGGGACGTTCACGAACATCACCACTCAGGACTACCCCGTTGCCACACCAGAATTCTCACACATCGAGCATGCCTCGGTTCTGGACATTGACGCGACAGGCAAGCCACTGAAGTGGTACGAACTGACCGTCAAGAACATGCTGTCTCTCGAAACTTCGGCCAACCGTCCTGAGTTCATCTCTCCCCACACGGAGAATGGGCAGGGCGTAACCGTGTTCCGCGTGACATCTGCTCCCGATAAGAAGTACCCCATCTCCATCCACATCCAGAAGGCCGCGCCCACCGTCACCAGTATCAATCAGACATGGGCACCCATCCCCGACTTCATGCAATACATCTACACCTGGGGATTCATGGCACTCATCTGGCAGTTTGCGGACGACCCGCGCGCGACCTACGCGAACAACAAATTTGTTGCGGGCATACTCGCTCGATCCGAAGGTTTGGACGACGAACAGAAAAATATTTTTCTAAATAATTGGGATGAGATGCGAATGAGTTTCGGCCCGATGAAACAGCAAGGTATCGCAGCGCGAGGACAATAAGGAGTTCCCGTATGCCCCAGCTAGTCACTGTGTATGGGGGTTCCTTTCAGGACCCTAGTGGCAACCCGCTAACAGGCGGATTGACTTGCAGACTCGTGCAGGACATCGCCGAGAGTTCCAACCAAATCGCTGCAGGCCGATGGACGAAGCTCTCGCTCGATGCGAACGGGAATATATCCCCGAGCCCGGGGGCGAAACTCTGGGGTCCCGCTCTCTACGACGTGATTGCATACACCTCGCAGGGTCTGGCCGCGTGGAGTGGGCAGATTACAGTTCCAGACGTGACATCATTCAGTTTTACCCCATAGGAGCAACATGCCCGCAACTAAATGCGTACTAACTGGCGGGGCCTTTCAGGACGCCGAAGGGAATGTCTTGGCGAACGGTTATCTGACGATGACTCTGTCCCAGGACTCTTCCGTATCTGGCGTTGGGAACATTGCCGCGGGGATTACGATTACCATCACTTTGGACACGAACGGAAACGTTGCAGGCAGTCCTGCGCAAGCAGTCTGGGGCAATGACGTTCTCTCGGGGAACACATTCTATAGTGTTACGGGATACACACTCGCGGGCCAACCCGCCTACGGTCCCAATAATCAGCAAGTCGTAGGCAGCACTTTCAATGTAGGCACGTGGGTTCCAAATCAAGTCATCTCGTGGAGCCCTTCTGTCCAATCGACTCTGCTGGAGACGAACGGGACAAAGAACGGTTCGCAGGCTACGCTGAATCTCGCGGCAGGGGCGAACATCACCCTCGCAGATAATGGAAGCGGCACGATTACGATTGCCGCTGCAGCAGGCGGGAGCAGCTTCAGTGTCACCAATCAAGGCTTCTTCATCGCTTCAGGCATGACGGACCTCGCCTCAGCTTTCGTGGGTACTTTCATCGCCCCGATAACCGACTACAGTGCTAACGAGGTGATGGTCAACCAGTTCGTCCTACAGTCGGCGTGGACGCTCTCCAGCGTATCTTACCAGCTAACCACGACCAGTTCTGGCGGGTCTAATTTCAGCTTCGGCATATATAGCGCGGCTGGCGTGAAACTCATTGATAGTGGCGCGTTCGACGGCACCAGCAGCGCTGTCCAGACCCTATCATTCACCCCGGTCACTCTTCCCGCGGGCGTGTACTACTTCGCCGCGAGCGCAACTGACCTCACTATGCGTGGTATCGCAATGCAAACCGCCAACCCCGCGGTTATGCTGGCAACCATCAGCACTTCTTACCCATACATCGCAACCGCGGCGAACGCCACCTCAGGGGGTGTTATGCCTGCCACCCTCGGCACGTTGACCGCGATCCTTACCGCGGCAAGCTGGGAAGGTATCCCGCTTTGTATCTGGAAGGTCTAAGGAAAGGTTCACCATGAGTCAGATTGCAGCGAATGGCGGCCAGCCGCAGGTGGGGGATGTATTCGGGAAATGGACTCTCCTGTCTAAAACGGGACGAGGCTCCTACGTTTGTCGCTGCGAGTGTGGTATAGAAAAGCCTATTGGCTCTACTGAATTACTTCGTGGGGCTAGAAAGAAAGGGTGTCGTCGTTGTCAGATTGGTTTTTCAAAAGAGACTGCTCGTAGGAACGAGCTATATGGCAGCTATGTCCTGAATGCAAAAAAGAGGAAGTTGGATTTTGCGCTCTCTCGTCAAGAAGCAGAATTGATGTTTGTATCCACATGCCACTATTGTGGGAAACTCCCCTCTCCCAACAATGGGATTGACCGAATGGATAACTCTATAGGGTATTTTCCAACGAACTGTGTGGCATGCTGTGGTTTGTGTAATCGCATAAAGAATGTCTTGGGTTATGAGGAGTTTTTTGCTCACCTAAAGTCGATTCTGGAATTCCGGGGGTATCATGTCACAAATCGCGGCTAATGGTGGGCAACCTCAGAAGTCCCCTCGCTACGCGCCAATCTACTCGGGAAGGTTCTTTAACGGTCTGAACACAAATCGGTCCCCACTGCGTGCTGCGAGTGCGAATCACATTTACGAGAAGTTCTACAGCGACTCCTCAGGTGACGCACTCATCGCGGGTCTGAATCTGGAAGTGTCGAACAGGCTGACCCTTATCCGTCGCCCAGGCAATCCGATTTACGATAACACGCACACGTACAACGACCCGTGGCACTTTGACGAGTTCCGCGTCAACAAGTTGCAGGATGACGTCCTCGGCTCCGTGCAAGAGCAAATCTTCACGCTCGTTGACGAGAGCGCGGGAAGCCAATACGGCGCGGGAACCGTTTACTCACTGACCCCGACTTTCGAACGCGGCGGCGACGCGACTGATGGCGGACTCAGTTTTGTGAAGGGCGCAGGCGCAGGCCAGACGTACTTCCAAGCAGTAGGCAACGAACTCTATTTTGGCGACGGCGTCGAGAACAAGAAATGGCTGCAGTCGATAATCAACCGCAATGCCGTAGGTGCGAATGGTTTCTACCTCCAAGGACCGCCCAACAATCCGTCGGGCGCGTACCCGTTTGGGACGTACCTCCTCGATTGGAATACGGGCAATCCCCAAGAGTTCATCGGAATCACGATCGGCACGGTGACGAATGTCGCCATGTCAGCGAACGTGCTCACCCTCACAGTAGACCTCGCAACCCCCTCAGCGGGGCTAACCGTTCCGAACGCTGATGTAAACGATTACGTCGTGAACACGCCCTTCCAGTTGTGGGGCTTCACAGACGCGGACAACTTGTGGTTGAACGGGATTACGATTTTCCTTCAAGCGGCGTACACCCACACCAACTCCTCGTCCACGACTTTCGTCGCGCAGGTGAATCACGCGACGAACTACACCCAGGCAGTCACATCCCCGAATTTGACTTACATCATCCAATCGGGAACCGCGCCCGTAGTCGCACAACTCAGTACGACCACTATACCCACTTACAACACGCAAGTTCCGACTGCCGCGAATCTGTACCAGAGCGGACTGACCCTAGACGGCAACACGGTCTGGGCAAATCGCGGAACTCCGTCCACGGGTGGATACAACCAGAATCCGAACGTAGAAAACTGGGGAATCCAACCCCCGACAGGGAAACCGACATACTCCGTTTCGGGGTCTGAGCAGTCGTGGCAGAAGAACACCTATTACTCCCCTGCGTCCGTCTATGTTGGCCCAGGTGGGTATCTCTGGCAAATTTCCAAGGCGGGCACCACGGGAACGGGAACAGTGTTCCCGAATCCTCCCCCCGCCGTCGGCATAGTGCCTGCTACGTCCCAACAGGCTCTAATCACGAATGTCTATATCTCAGGGAATGTCGCCTACTTCACGACGGCCACTCAATCTCTCGCGACGGGTAACATCGTGAATATTAGTGACCTCTCCGTCGCAACCTTCTTGAACGGAGAACAGCTTACTGTTCTTTCGGGGGCGACTCCTACATCTTTCTCGGCGACCGTATCCACTGTGTCTTACCCGACCACGCCCGACTCAGGTCTTGTGACTCTGCCAGGGTATGTGTTACAGGACGGAACCGCGCAATGGACGGCGATCCAAACTCCTGCATCTCTCATCTGGGAACCGAATACGCATTACAACATCGGGTCTTTCATCATAGCGACGACGTCCGCTGGACCGCAACTATTCCAACTCAGTGTGAATACCACATCCCTTGCGTTGAGCACCGCGATTACCGCGGGGTGGATTGCCCAATCCAGCAGTTGGCAAGGCGCAGTTAGTCTATGGAATACAAACGACCCGAACGCTACCACACACGGTGGTGGTGGGCCTGTATTCTCTGCATTCCCAGGCGGCCAAACTGGACCCGTCCCCTCCCTTGATTGGAATGGCGTAGGCCCCGGCGGAACGATTATCGTTAACACGCTGAATGGCGCGGGCGCAATCATCCCGCCTCAAGTCCCTCTCCCGGGCAGCCCCGCTAATGGGCCATTCTGGGCAGCCGCGACAGGTTCTATGTTCATCCCAGCCCCGGGATCTTACGTCTTCACGATCACAACCGAAGACGCAGGGTTCTTCTCCTTCCAGACGACAGCTAATGCGTCTGGCGGAATCGCCTCTGTGTCGGGGAACACTTTCATTCCCCAAACAGGTGGGGTCGCACGACAGGTCACGGTAGTAGATGGGTACGGTAGCCTAACAGGAGGCACGTCCCTTTGTGGCACGGACAACACTGGCGGGACAGGCACCACAGGGATGTCCTGCACATGGACATTCACGAAGGCGGGGAACTACAACTACGAAGTGGACTACGGACACAGGACGGGGACTCCCCGTTACATGACGCTCAAGTATGGCACGGCGCTCGAAATCCCGCCCTACCCGAGCGAGTCAGGAGCAACCGCGCCCCTATGGACACCTTTCACCACCACAGGGATGCAGTATGTGAACGGTCAGATTGTATGGCCCGCGACCGCGACCGACGGACAGTACACGTGGAACAACCTTGGCCCGATGACGGATTACGTCTATGTGGCCAACACTCCATACACGCTGCCCGCGAGCACGATTATCGATTCAAACGGCAACCAAGAAGGCGTGGCCGAAACGGGCATTTCGGATACGACTCAACCAACATGGCCCACGGCAATCAACACGGTTACCCCCGACACGGGATATCCGACCCTTCAGTGGCTTAATGAAGGCCCACTGGCCTCGTCAACCACTCCTGGCACGATCGCAGCGACGTCCGTGCAGGGCTACCTTTATTGGATTGCCCTTGTGAACACGCTGGACAATTCTGTGTCAAACCTCGGCCCTGTGTCGTTGTCGACGGGTTCGTTCATCAATGGGGTGGTATCCTTCAGCCCAGGTTCAGGATTGCCCACGGTAAATGGGGTGGTCACTGTTGACCCACAAGACGACTATGTCGCCATCTTCAGAACTGCGGATGGGTTTACGACGCCTCTGCTCATCCCAGGGTTTGTCACCTCGCCGTACACGGTTCCGCTGACTCAGTACATCCGAAATGGTTTCGTGGACAACTTCCCCGACACTGAATTGAATGACCTCGTGCAGGGTGCTGAAGCAGGCGAGAACACTCCCCCAATTGTGGGAGCAATCAATCTCACATATGCACTCAACCGCATCTGGTACAGCCTTGGAAACACCGTCTATTACACGACGGGCCCGCAAGCCCCAAGTGGGAACGGAATTGATGGCGCGTCCCCGACTAACCTCTCTCCTTGTCCCTCACAGGTCAAGAGATTGGTGCCGACGGCGATTGGTATGCTGGTGTTCACCATCAGCGATATCTATATCATCCCAGGAAACGGTACGACTCAAAGCCCCATCCAACCCGCGCTCCCGTATCTCACGGGCGTCGGCTTGGGAAATTACAACGGACTCGACATCAACGGTGGCATCATGGGCTTCTTCACGACTGACAAACAGTTCGTGATATTCGACCCGAGTGCCGGATTGAGTTACGTGGGTTATAACATCGGCGACCAACTCCGCCTCAACAACGGCACGGCTGGTCAGTCATGGAACCCATCCACCGCATATGTCGCGTGGTATATCAACGGCGAAGACCAAGCGTGGTTCCTTGGTGACGCTGTCAATGGCTGGTACAAACTCATCGCAACGCCTGCCCCCGAAAGCGGGAACGGCGTAGTCGCATGGAGCCCCTTCGGGACTATCGCAGGCGGATCCGTGAGTGCGATCAAGGCAACGGAAGTCAGCCCTGGAGTCCACAGGCTGCTTGTTGGACAAACAAGTGCAACGGGTAGGATCCTGAATCGTGACCTGTCCGCAACCACGGACGCGGGCTCGACAGGAATCAACGGAACCACTTACCCCGCGTACGGAGTAATCGGATCCATCGTGTTGGCGCAACCTGGGCAAATCGCCAAGGTCGCGTTCATTACGACGGTCTGTGTTCGCACAGGAAGCCCGCCAATCCTTGGCGTTCTTCTGGACGAGGCTCTACCGTATTACACGGGCAGCTTCGACGTCCTGAAACGCTGGACGAACGATCCCCCGAACCTGCCACAAGGTAAATCATTCTACAGGCAGCGATTTTACCTTTGTGAAGACGAGGAGACTTCGGCGTACTGCATGGACATGCAGATCATGGTGCAGTTTCCAACCGAAGCCGCGCTCAACGAACTGCAGACGCTCACCGTGTTCGGTGCCTACGAAGTTGAGATGTAACTCGTTGAAAACAAAGAACATTTAACCTCTTGACAATCTTCTCCTATTGCTGTAAACTTAAGTAATAGGAGAAGATATGGAGAACAATCATCCACGATTCCGCCTTCAAGGGCGGGAGCAAGAGGTTATCGCCGCCTATCAAGGCGGCAGTTCAACTCCAACGATAGGGAAACTCTTTGGGGTAAGCCACGCTTCCATTCTGCAGGTGTTGAGGAAATTCAACGTCCCTCGACGCACGCGAAGTGAAGCCAACATACAAACGCATTGCAAGAGGGGACACCCAATGGTGGAGGGCAACCTCTACTACATGAAGGGCGGGGTACGGAGTTGTTTGACTTGTCGCAAGGCAAATGGCAGACGTAGTCGATTTGGACTACGGCCTGAGGATATCGAAAGACGACTTCAGCAGCAGGAAGGGAAATGTGCTGTTTGTAGAAAGACTTTGAAAATCCCCCAAGCAGACCACGATCATTCCTGTTGTCCTGCGAAAACTAAAACTTGTGGAAAGTGTGTGCGAGATTTGTTGTGCAGGAACTGCAACCTCGCTGTCGGGAACGTGAAGGACGATATCTCAATAGCAGAATCCCTCGTCGCTTACCTGAAGAAATGGAAAACCCCCAATGTCCACCCTAGCAGAACGACTGAAAACGCAATCGCTGCCGGGGTTTGAGGCAGCCGAAAAATCAGTGAGCGCGCCCCCGGTATTACCCCCCGGGGTCGCTCCTCCTGCGAACAAATATATTCGCTGTCCGTTGCCGCCGTTCGCGGTGAACATCGACACGCTAAGGCAGTACAACGAGGGCGGCGCGGTGCCAACACGCCGCGTCATCCCACTCCCTATTTCCGTGCAAGCGGGGTCGGGAACAACCATCAACAACTCTTTCGTTCAAAGTAGCAGTGGTGGAAGCAGCGGAGGAAGCAGCAGTGGAACAACACTGAAGGCGGTCACCGCGTTCGTGAACGTCTCTCCCTTGTCACCAATTGGCGTGTTCGCTACGACAGTTCAGATGGCAAAGTCGTTTCAACTCCTGCAGGTGACTTTCAGCCAGCCCTTGGAAATTCGGCTGTATGGAACCTCGCTCGCGCAGGTGAGCGATATGGCCCGGCTCACAGACAACGCTCCGCCGTTCGAAATCAATCACGTGATCACAGATGTCGTACTTGACACGGCTCCATACCAGTGGAGTTGGCAGAATAGGATTTGCGCAAACGCGGACAACCCCCAGACTACGACGATCTACATCACCATCGTCAACCCCTCAGGGAGTGTGGGAACGTCATCCGCGAGTGTGGCTATAACATATCTTCCTTTAGAGGTGTGATTTGAGTAACCGTGAAACGTATCCAGCTTCCCAATCGCCCCTGAAGGGCGACGTGTCAGGTCCCGCGGGCGCGACCCTAGTTACAGTGGTCGGGTTACTCGGGATTCCAATCACGCCAAGCGCCCCCGTACAAGGGAACACGCTCGTCTATAACTCAGTTACTAACACCTGGGTGCTGGGCGGGGCGAACTCGAATAACACGAGTATCCTGATCAATGGGGCGGGTTACAGCGACGACTATGACATCGCGTGTAACCTCGTTCTAGGTATAGCCAAAAGTCCTACGTTAGTCAATGGTGCATAGGAGGAGTGATGGGTAGAGATAAAGAACATTGGAACGCTTACATGCGGGAGTTTCGCAAGACCCATCCCAGGACCGCGGAGAAACGCGCGGCTCAAAATGCACGTAATAGCCGCAACCAACAGAATGAAAAGACAACCCCCGAAGGGCGGCTCAGGGTGAAGAACCGCTACTTTCTTCGGGAGCACGGGATTACCCTAGAGCAGAGAAATGCCATCATTGTAGAACAGGACAATCTCTGCTTAATTTGTGGGCGTCTTTTAGGAGACGACAACATGGGGGCGCTCTCTCCTGTTGTCGACCACAGCCATCTCACAGGCAAACGTCGAGGCATACTACATCGAGTTTGCAATTCCGCCATAGGGTTGCTGGAAGATAGCCCTGATTTGCTCAGGCGTGCTGCTGACTACTTGGAGAAATCACAGTGTCCATAAATCTGAACGATTCAATCCCTGCGGCCCCAGCGGGTTCAACAAACGTAAAGTGGGCTGAGGACACTTCTGGCAACGTAAGTGCATACACTTCGGGCGCGCCCGTGATCACTACGAGTTCCGTCGACCTGACGGGCCGAGTGGCCAACATCGGCGGGACGAACCTCATCGCTTCACCGACAGCGGGATGCTATCGCATCTCGGTTTACATCGCAGTCACGACCGCAGGCGGGTCATCCTCGACTCTGCCAGCCACAGTGTTCACGTGGAACGACCAGCAGAGCGGCTACGCAATGAGTCTGACACTCACACCAACCAACAGTGGCGACTCGCTGGGCACCTTCCAAGACGCCGTCGGATTCATATCGGCGAATACGTCCGCTATTCAGTACTCGACCACAGGGTATGTTTCCGCGGGCTCGCCCCAAATGGCCTATGCCCTCCATATAAGAATTGAGCAGATGTAGAGCGGTTTAAGGAGTTTCATGGCAACGAACATCAACCTCAAAGGTGTCACGGAACTTCTAATCACAGGGATTACTTCCCCCTCCATCTCGCATGGCGTCGTATCATTCACGATCCCGGGGGCAGCCCCTGGCGGGTCAAGTGGCGACATTCAATACAATAACGCGGGAGTGTTTGGCGGCTCTGCTGCAACGGTGGATGCCTCTGGCAACATCTCCGCGCTCACCGTGAATGCTACTACGGGATTTCAGATCGCAGGCGCAGCCCCTTCAGGGCATTTCCTTGTCGGCAACGGGACGAACTATGTAGACTCCACATCCCTGCCCTCAGGCACGGTATTGTGGAATCAGATCGGCAACGCCGCAGGCAACCTCACGCTCGCAAACGCGGGCTATACGACGACCTTCAACCAGACAGGCGCGGTTGCTTGGATTTGGGCTAACACTACGGTAGGGACCGTAGGGAGTACCAACGCATCTCCACTGCTAGAACTCGCAGCACAGTACTGGGCGACAGGGGGAGTAACTGGCACGGACTTGTGGACAGTCGGTATTGCAGCGTTGACTGCGGGATTGAACAGTCCTAGCACGCTGACGTTCACCCATACAGGCAGCACAGGGGTAGCAGCCGTGCGAGTTCCCCTGCTTGACATCGGCGGAACCGACACTGGCCTCTCCCGCCTTGGCGCGGCATCTATTGCTGTTGGCAACGGTACTGCGGGGGACTTCACAGGAAACCTGAAACTAGCAACCGCGCAGCTAGTTTCAGGCGGGTCGGTGTTCCCCCAGTTGTCCGTCACGAATACTTCTGCTGCAAACAGAGCGTCTTTCGATGTTACCAATGACATAGGTACTCAGTTTGGTGGTGAAGTGTTTGGGTCCGCATTCGGCGGTGGATTCAGCAACGGGGTGTTCATATATGCAGCCAGCGGGTCTACTCCTGCCCCGTTTCTTAGGTTTGTTTCCAGCGGGGAGGTAGCCAGCGGGGGAACCACGCCAATTCAATTTTGCGCAGGTGGATTCAGTGTGCTCCCACAGTTGTCAATTCTGCCTACTGGAGCATTGCAAATTGGGGGAACAGATTTATCACTTTTCCGAAACAGTGCGGGAGTCATCGGCATTGGCGATGGTACTGTCACCAACTTCGGCTCTATTCTAGCTGCTAACTACGGTGCTTTGGCTAATGGTCTGTTCAGATGGACTAACGTAGCTAATACTGTGTATGACACAGGCATCTCCCGCCTCGGTGCAGCGTCCTTGGCGATTGGCAACAGTACTGCTGGGAACACGACTGGCAACCTGAGTTTCAATCGCGTTAGTTTAGCAGGAGCAGACTTTGCGGGGCAAGCAACCATTACGGCAGCGGCAACAACCGTCGCAGTGACCTTTGCAGCCAACTACACAGGCACAAGGCAACCTGTAATTGTGTTGACGCCAACATCCGACCCACTCGCACTTGGTGTCCCTGTTGGATACTGGGTTACCTACAGCGGTAGTGCTGGAGCGTGGACGGGCTTTACTGTGAACATTCAGGCTGCATTGGCAGGTAATGTTACTTTCAACTACTTGGTTGTGGGACAAGCGTAAAGGGATAAAAATGATAACACTAGCAGCACAAGACATAACCAGCACCGCCAAGATGTTCAACGGTACCACCCTCACCACGGTCACTGACACGCTGTTCGTCTCCTATATTGAGATCAACTTCGCAAGTGGCACGGTTGTCGCGATGATTCAACGCGGAACCATGGTCAATGGGGTCTTCACAGTGAACTACCCGACAATGCGGGTGGACGTCGCCCCCGACGGCACCTTCCAATCGCAAGACGGTCTATGGAGTGGCACTATCCCGAACTGGACAGCATCGCTCTCAGCCATCGCGGCACCTTTTGACGGACTACTGTTGTCGTCTACAGTGACTAGCGGGACGGTAATCAAGGGGTCGCTGTAATGCTTCCCGACCAGATTAACGTTCCCGTCGCAGAGGCTTCTGCGTCACAGGATGGATACGTCCACCGTGTGCTGGTCGCATTTGACGTCTTCGTGAACGTCCTCTTTAGGGGGCGGATGGACGAGACGATTTCGGCCCGATCCTATAGGGCAGCTCTCCAGGGCAAACTGTGGGGGAAAGTCATGAACGCCTTCCTCAACCTGTTCCAAGCGAACCACGGGGCGCTCGCCGCCGCGGGAGATTTGGAGCGCGCGGATAGCGTAGCAGGCACTGAACAAAAGACACTTGACACGCCGTCCAAATAGGTGTAATATCAAGATAGGAGGAAATCTATGTCCGAACCAACCACACCCCGAGTATCCGTCCCATTAACCGCTGAACAGGCCACCGCACTGCTGAAAGCGCACCACGAGTATCTGGCAGCGAAGGTCGCCCGATTGGAAGCGAGCGAAGTGGAACTGAAGGCGGCGAACGCCGTGAATCAGGTCATCCAATCAATCCCGCGTCCCGACGCAGGAAACTGGGAAGTAAACCTGAAGGATGGAACGATCGACCCCAAGTAGGTGACCGTGATCCAGATCAACCCGTTTGACCCAACTCAGGACAGCCCCGCATTGCAGAAAGCGATCGACGGGGCTGTCTTCCATCCTGGCGCTTGGAAATTGGCCGATTTCCTGCCTGACGAGTCTACTAAAGTGTGTGCCGTCATCAGCGATCAAAATGGCCCTATCGCGTATACGAGATACACGAAGGTGCTCCGCGTCTGTTGCGTCTGGAATGATGAAGCAGACTATTCGCGCAATGCGAAAGCGGTCATCTTCGGAATCAAAGACGCCGTAACTCGGGCGCGCGCGAGCGGATTTTCTGAAGTCATTATCCAATCGGCCAATCCGAAATTGGCCACATTTCTAGAAAACGTCCTCAAGATGAAAAAGAGTGACGGCGAATTTCTGCTATACGTTTAACCAAGGACACCCCCATGTGCAACGGCGATACTCTCATCGGCAAGGCGTTAGGCACTTCGACAAGCGCAGAGAACAATATCAACAAATCGATTCAGCAGTTCTCTGGCACGCTATTGAGCGAAGCGAAAACTGTGTTCGGGGACGCGAACCAAACCTTCAACACCCTCTCTGGACAGGCCACGTCAATATTTAATGGCGGGCCAAGCCAACTGGGTTGGAGCGCGGGCCAAGTGTCCGCGACGAATGCAGGTATCGTGAACAACGCCGCGACTGCAGAGCGCAACTTGAAAGGTGCGGTAGTAGGCGGGTCCGCTCCTGGAGTTGGCGGAACTGAGAACCCGAACTTCGTAAACGCGGAAGCGAACCTGCAAAACCAGCAAGCAGTCGCAGAGAACCAAGCGACTCAGGAAGATTACGCCCAGGGCAACAAAAACTGGCAGACTTCTGCGGGGATATTGCAGAATGCCCCGAGCGTGTTTAACGCCGCCCAAGGGTATAACTCAGAAGCAGCGAGCGAACTGAACACCGCGCAAAAGTCTCAAACGGCCCTTGACAAGCAGAACAACTGGCAAGGCGGGCTCATAAAGAGCGGCCTCAATATGGCAGCGGATTTCGCCACGGGCGGGGTCAGCGGCGCGGTTGGCGCAGGACTAGGCAACATGTCCAGCGACAGTTCTCTCGGCGAGAACCTGGGCAACTTCTGGAGTGGGGCAATCAATCCGGGCGGCACAGGTACTATGCCTGGAGGTGCTGGTACGACCTCAGGACCGAATGGTATCGGTATGGGACAATCGCAGGAATAAGGAGACAGCATGCCAGTTAATCCGCCTACTACCACCGCAGGACAGAACGATCCGAATCCCCAGCCGATCCAGAATCCGAACGCCCCTATGGGCTCGACGATTCAGCAAGATCCGACGCAGCCCAACACCTCGGCACAGCCCACGCAACCCACGGACAATAGCGCGTATGTCGAGAACCAAGGACGCCCCCAGCCGCAGGCACCCGCAAACGCGCCCATTATGGCCCATACGCCAGCCACGCCCCAAGCATCTCTACACGCGCGCTTATTTGACGGCATCCTGAAGAACCTTTCGGGCGGGCCGATCAAGGTTCAGCAGACCGACCCGACCACGGGCGACACCCGGGAAGTTGAAGTCCCGCGCTCAAAATCATCCATGGCGAACAGCGTCCTCGCTGGCGTCCTCAGTTCCATGTTCACGGGCGCACAAGGCCGAGGCTCTGATCCCGACTACAAGCCCGTCATGGGCAGTCACGGCACCCAGCACGCGGAAGACCAAGCCGCACAGCAGGCGAAACTCGACCAGATGCAAGACCGCAAGATGAAGGTTCTGGACACGAACCTGAAGACGATCCAAACCCAGATGGCCGCCGCTCGTTTGGGCGACGAAACCATGGACAAGCAGATCGCCGACGGCTCTCAGCAGATGGAGATGTCGCGGACGTATGACCAAGGCCTGCAGCCGGGGGAAGAACCGTCTATCAAGAAAGAACACCTCACGCACGATCAAGCCATGAGCATGATCGGCGATGGGAAACTCGGGCTGATTGCCGTCCCAAGTGGGCGCGCGAGCCACCTAGACCCCGCCACAGGTAAGGTCGTCAATGACGTCCAGTACTCGGTCATCGACCCCCACGTGAAGGTAAAACTGACTGAAGACGATGTCAAAGCGATGGCACAGACCCGCCCCGCGCTCGCGAACGCATATCAGCAGAGTGGCGGAAACATAGAACTCCCGTTGGACGTGGTCAACAGCGCCCGTCTCGAACGTGGGAAGGTCTACAACGTTCAGGCAGGATTAGATCAGATCGTAAGCGACAAGGACGCCGCGAAGACGCTTGGGGTTAAAGACGGCAAGATCGGCAATCTGATGTCGATCGCTTCTGACCCGACATATCGCCAAGCACTTCAGAATACCGAAGCCCAGTTGGCGGCGCACGCGAATAGCGACAGGCACTACTCAGTTCTTGACGCCATGCTGTCAGTCCCAGGTGGACCCGCGCTCGCCAAGAAATTGGGTATTGACCCGACCAAGGCGAATGCGTGGCTCGACAGTGAGCATGAGAAGCGCACCGCGGCAGACGCGATGGCGAAACTCGGCGGAGTCGGCGACAAGGCTATCGCAACCCCCGAAGCCAAGAAGGAAGTGGTCAACACGATTAGCGAAGACCCGACGCTGACCGACCCGCAGAAAGCAATCCTGCAGGCTGGCTTGTCCGATAACATGACAAACGGCCAAATCAAGGCTTTGAAGATGCAGGCCGAAGGGTTCAATAAGGCGAACCAGAACGATGCCGCGAAGACCAAACTGGCAGGCGGGGATCCGAAGGTCGCCGCGGAAACGGCCACCAGCATCGTTGACGGTAACTTCGGAACGATCGAGAAACTCGCATCCCTCAGGGGTGACGCTCGACAAATTCTGAGCAACTCCGTTATTGCTGAAGCTAAGAAGCGCGGCTTGACTGAGAGCAACTGGGGCCCCGACGCACTGGACGCCAAGTCCAAGATGTGGGCGGATTACCACAGCAACGACAAGAACAAGACGGGCTCAAACATCGGAGCGTTCCGTACGTTCTTGAACCACGCAGACGAAGCGTCGGAAATCAGTGACAAATGGAAACGCGTTGGCAGCCCAATTCTCGACAAGCCGATGGGCGAACTGGAGAAGACGGGATTCGGCGGCACTGAATTCGCGAACTTCGAACGCTCCTTGGAACCTGTCCGCAAAGAGTACATGTCGTTCTTGAATGCGAATAGGGCAGAACACGACGCTGACATCAAAGTCATGCAGACCGTTCTGAACTCCGCATCCACTCCGAAGCAAGTGACTGAGGCACTCTCGTACTTGGCGGAATCCGCCGATAAGCGATTGGCCGAAGTCGCGCGTACATACAACGGGACGATGGGCACTACGATGCCCACGATTCTTTCGCCGCAAGCAAAGAATGTCCTACAACGGTTTGGCGTGAAGAGTATGACCGAACCTTTGATTGCCGATCTACCCAAGGGACAGGGTCAGAAGATCGACCCGAAGACTGCTGCGATATTCCAGGGCGCGGCAGGTGGGGATCTGAAGACCGCGCGTGAGATGGCGAAGCAAGCTGGATGGACTCTATAAAGGAGCAACATGGGCGACGCATTCGATCAACTAGGTAATCAACCTCAACCGAATCAGACCGTCGCCCAACCTGCGGGCGGCGGGGATGCGTTCGATCAACTCGCCCCGTCCACTACCCAACCTGTACCTGTACCTGTTCCGCACTACACGGACCCGCATCCTACAGGTACGATCTCAGCGACCACGCCCACCATCTTCGACCGTATTGAGAACATGTTCCGATACGCGAACCCGAACACCCGTCCGAACATCCAGCCCGAAGACAAGGCTGCGAATCGTGCGGGGGACATGCAACTCATCCGGCCCGAAGAGGCGATGACGGCGAGCGAACAGAAAGATCACCCGATGGCTACCGCTATCGGACAGGCAGCGGGCGGCATGACGTCGCCTGAGTCCCTCGCAATCATGGCGGCATTGCCTGTGGCAGGGCCGATGGCTCTGCAATTGGCATCGGCGGGGTTCACCGCGCAGGCGCTAAAGAGCGCGTACGACACCTACCCTGAAATCAAAGCTGCGTTTGATCGCGGCGACGAGAGTGAAGTCGAACGTCTCGTCACCCACGCCACGCTGGATCTTGGGATGGCGGCGATGACTGCGAAGCACACTATCTCGGGAGAGCCCTACCTCAAAGGTAAGTCCACTCAGTTCGAGAAGGCTGTCGCAGATCGTGTTACTTCCCCTGAAGCACGCCAGGGCTTCGCGAACTATGAAGCGAAGACGGATGAAATCCACAACCCGCATGCGCCGAAGGCCGATCCTAAACTGCCAGCCTTCCGTCCGCACGACAAGACGATCGCAGGAGTCACGGCGAAGGAATCCGCACTGCAGCAGGAGAACCCAGGTTTGGCGACCCGCACTATGGGCGCTCTGACCTCGGACACCGCAGCGAAGGAATTCCAAGCAGGGCAGGCACCCGATTACACGAAGCAGGCAGTGAGCACGGTTGGCCAGAAGGTCGAAGACCGAGTGGCATCACACGACGCTCTCGTGAACGGCCAACCCGAGCCCGACCAGATCACTGGCACCGATACTGTGTCCAAACACGACACGCTCGATGACATGCACAATGCTATGCGCAAGTCGTCTGAGCAGACGTATCAGAAGGCGGACGTCGAAGACCGCAAAGACATCGCGGCGTGGCAGCAGGAAGTCGCGAAGGCCCAGGCGGATTACAAGGACTCCGTCGCGCGCCACAACCAGAATATCGCCGACTATAACTCCACGGAGGAAGGCAAGAAGAACCCGATGGAGCCCGAAGCGTACAACCCCGAAGACGCTAAGGTTCCCGAGAAGCCAGACACCTACGCCCAGATGAAGAGTGATCTTCAAGCGGCACAGGAGAACGCGAAGAGTGCTGATCCTGTCGTACGCCAGAAGGCGTTTGAGACAGAGATCCCGAAGGCGAACAAATCCATCGACAAATGGTTCTCCGATCACAGCGATGCAATCAGCGACCCCGAGTACCAATCGGCAAAGCGATTGCGCGCGGATTCTGAGAAGGTCAAGACGATGGCGCAGATGTTGCGCCAGCCCATACTGGACGGCAACCTGTCGTCTGGCAAGATGTCCTCAGTCGAAGCGGCCATCAACAAGAAGTCCGTTCGTGGCGGTTTCAGTGAGAACGCTTTCGCCAACCTACTCGGTCCCGAAGGGTACGAGAACTGGAATAGCGTAAAGGATTTGTTCAAGCCGATCAACGCAGGCAGTGGTGATTCGTGGGGTACGAGAACTCTGACCTATGTCGCCCAGAACCTTCTGGGGCACATCGTCGGACTTCCAGCGGCAGTCACGGGCATCGGCGGCGTCGGTACGGCGCTCGCTACATCCCGCGGCATGGAATGGTTTTCAAACAAGGTCATGTTCGATCCTGAGTTCGGTTCTTGGTTCAAGGATGCGACTGACGCACTGAAGAGTGCGCGAGGCACTGTTGCATCAATCCCAGGTGAACTCCGCAATCGTCTTGTCAGTTTGATGGACAAGATCAAGTCGAGTTCGCGGGGGTCCGCAGGTGCAGATGTTCCGCAAGGCAACGAGCCGATCACCAACAAGTTCGGACGTAGTGGTCTGGGCGGCGGCGCAGCGGCAGACGCGGCAGCATCCGATCAGGCAGCGCAGATGAAGGCAGCGCAGATGAAGGCACAGAGCGACGCGCAAGCGGCCAAACCCGAGCCCCAGGTCGCATTTGACATGGAGCACGGCGTAGTGCCTGATGCAGACGGAACCCTTCACCACACGATGTCAATCGCCAAAGGCGACGAACATCTAGGCATGCTCAACATTGAACAGCAGACGCCCGATTCATGGACGGTCAAAGACGCAGCACTGAAACCTGATGCACGCGGGAAGGGTCTAGGCCCTCAAGCGTACGAGCAGGCATTTCAGAAGGCGACTGAGGCGGGCATGAAAACGGTGGAGAGTGACATCTCTAATACCCCTGCGGCACAAGGCGTATGGGAGAAACTAAAGGCGAAGTATCCTGCAGCCATCACCGAAGAGAACGGTCAGTATACTGCTGACCTCTCCAAACTGAATGGCCTACAGGAAGCGCCCCCAACCCCGAAGGCTCCGCGGGAGTCAATCGGCCCAGGTCACAACCCTGATCTGGAAATTTCTACGCGCGACGCAGGTGCGAACAACCCGACAGAGCATGTCACAGGTTGGGACGCGATTGAACAGGCGGAAGCGTCCAAGCCTGGGCACATCAAAAAACTTCTGAACGAAGTCATGAAGTATCCCGACTTAGGCGTGAAACTCAGTGAGGATGATATCGCCAACCCACGTCAAGGTTTGGAGAAGGTCGTCAATCAGTGGGCTAAGAATCTGGAATGGTTGCACAACAAGATTCCCGCGTCCATCAGGAATATCTCCAAGTTATGGTACGATTCGGCCAACAAGATGTCGAACCAATGGGCGGACACGTACAACGTAACCAAGCAGCAGGCGGCGGGCGTGATTGCATCACTCTCTCCGAAGAACCCATGGGACGTCAACGCAGGCCAAGGCAAGCGTATGATGGACATGTGGGCTAACCAACGCGGTCACGAGTGGTCACCTGAGATGGAGACGGAACTCAATCGGGCGATCGATAAGATCGAACCGAAGCTCGACAAGAAAACGGGGAAGGTGAAGATCGACAAGAAGACAGGCAAGCCGCAAGTCGACGCGTACAAGGAAGGGCTCCAGAGCATTCGCGGGAAAACGTTCGCGGAACTCGAAGATCCCCTCAAGCCGAAAGAATCTGCATACAAGCAGGCGCTTTGGTTCCGTATGATGGACGTCGCGCACGGATCGAAGATGACCGAACTATATGCCCCCGACGGAAGCGTCCGTGGACATATCAAGTTCAACTGGGGCATGCCAGAGCCTATGGCGAAAGCAGTCCAGATGTTGAAGAGTGACGGATCCACAGATGCCATCCACCAGATCATCGGTGACGGCCACAAGATTCGGAACTTCTATAACAACATTATCAGTCCGAACTCCCCGAACGGTCACGCTACGATCGACACGCATGCGGGCAATGCCGACATGCTAGTCCCTCGCGGCAGCAATGACGCAGAGGTCACGGGCATCTTCGGCGGCGCACCATCTAACGCGAAGACGGGGCAGGCGGGGATGTACAGTCTCCACCACGAAGCCTACCGCAGGGCAGCCGAAAAGCTAGATCTTAAACCGCGGGAACTTCAGTCGATCACCTGGGAGGGCGTAAAGTCCCTCATGGGAGATGACAAGAAGACCCCCGCGCTGAAGACGGCGATCAGCGAGGTTTGGCAGAAGCACGTGGCAGGCGAACTAACCCTTGACGGCGCACGCGAGGCGATCGTGAAAGTGGCCAACGGATTCACCCGTCCACCGTGGATGAACAAATAGGGAGGGCACCGAGGGGGGTTGACAACAACCCCCGTCCTCTGTTACTATTCAAATAGGGAGAAAACTATGAGCGAGCCAACCGGGCCGCCCGCTGATTTCGGCGGAGCGATCCTACCTAACCCGACGAACATCCAGCCTGAGGACGACAGCGTCCACACGCCTAAGGCTCAGGTTCATCCTGGCGGGGCTGTCATGGACGTGGGGAACGCGCCCCTCGGCGATATGAAGGGGGACACAGACAACGGGGTGAAAGACCCTGCGTCATTCCCCGCACAGAAGCCTGATCAGGACTTCCGCAAGCTGTCTCATGAGCGGCCAACCGACAACGCAACGATGGCGGCGATGCGCGGCGCAGGGGTCGATATGACCCTTGACAACTATCTGACGTGGGCGTACATGGGCGACGCGCCCGATCTGGACAAGTTGGACGGCGAGGACATCGCGATGATGCCCAAAGAGTTCCAGAAGGAAGTACGAGACACGCTCGCGAAGGAAGCCGCGGCTAAGGCGAAGCCGAAGGCAGGCGAGAAGTCTACGAAATAGACGAATCGGCCAAACAGTTATGCGGTGTGGTACGCTCAGGTAGATAGAGCGGTATCCAGTTGGTGGCCACCACTGGTGTCAGTCGCAGGCGGCGGTTTCCTGCCCACCCGCTCCCATATCAGGAGGAAGAGTGTTCTACGCGTACTTGTGGCTCAGATACGACGGCACCCCTTACTACGTCGGCAAGAGCCACGATGGGAAGAACAGTCGTGCGTTTAAGAGCGTTGGGCATCACGTTCACAGACCGTCAGAAGAGTCTAGGATAATCGTTCAACACTACGACTCCGAAGACGAAGCGTTCGCCGCGGAGAAGTTCTTGATCGCGTTTTACGGCAGGGCGGACTTAGGAGAAGGTTGCCTGAGAAACCTCACGGACGGCGGGGAGGGTACGACAGGCGCAATCCGCACGGAGCAGTGGAAACAGAACATCTCCAAGGGGTTGACGGGCAAGAAGAGAACTGGGCCTCAATACCAACGTACTGAGGAGCATCGTCGGCAACTTCGGGAGAGAATGAAATCGGGAGATGCAGCTAAGGCAGGACGCATAGGGGGTAGACGTATGGTAGAGAATCTAAAAGGTAGGTTTACCTTAGAGCAACGGCAAGCATGGTCTAAAAAAGTGCATGCAGCCCGTTGGGGGAAGGTGTCAAATTCTTAAACAAGACGCGTTCATCCAGGCGCAACTCGTCAACATGGGTTGGCGTTTCACTCAGTTCTACAACCAAGGGCATATGGGCGGCCAGATGGTCATGCATGCGCTCGCTAATAGATGCAGAGTTGGGTGGGCTCCTTGGCTACAAGTGATTGAGCGAGTCCCGCAGTTTATGGCGGAGAACGAACTCCCGCCTCTCGTATTCCCGTCCGTCTGGGATCCTGCCTTCGTGAAGCTACTTCACGCGGTCGAGGGTGTCATGGACGGCAGCGCCCCTGATCTTACGAAGGGCGCTCTGTACTTCGGCGACCTCGCAAGGATTGAGCGGTCGTGGTTTATGGAGAAAGTGGTTCATGGGGAGAACCACGCTCGCGTGGCATCCATGAACGGGTTGAATTTCTGGCGTTAGGGCCAATATTTACGGGTATTTGGTCATCTTCAGCAACCTGACCTAGGTAACTTTCATCATACCGAGAGGTAGCTTAGGTTGAACTTGACAGTCCTTGAAATGGGGTTTAGTGTGGCGGCGCAAAACAAATACGAAAAGGGTCAGATGCCAAAATCGGTGAACATCTCTGAAATGGAGTATAACTCGCTCAAGGCTGCTGCAGAACTCGTTCGCTATCCGGATGTTCTGATGCGAACGCTGGATGCGGTAAACAATCGACAGCGAGCGGAATCCGTGGAGGATGCTTTTAGTCAACCGGCTGGCCACTCTTCTGTGCGCGCATCGCATTTAGGGGGAGGGATTTGTGAGGTTTGAAATGTTCAGTAAGTGGCTCAACAAATTAAACACAGACGGACACCTCGCTATCGGTTCCGCCATTTTTCTAATAGGTAGCGCGATTCACATTTACCACGGGCTAGATGCTTCGTTCGTGGCGTTCACTACCACCGTTTTGGGGTTTGTCGGGGGACATTCCTGGGTAAAATCACAAGGAGACTCCGATGATTCTGGACAGCCAAAACCCTAGCCCGATTGTTTGGACGATCGAACACTTCTCAGCGGTAGGTTGGCCGACTTTGATTTACGCCGTGTGGCGCGTCACCCGCTTCTTCACTGTTGTCGAAACCCGAGTATTGACTGCGGAGGAGCACATCACCAAGATGAGTTCCAACTGCTTCCCAACAATGCAGGCGAGTTTGCAGACGCAGGACGGTCTGATGAAGTCGATGGACAGCTCACTGAAGACGCTGGCGAACGGCGCAGGCGGAACACCGCGTAGGCCAAGGAAACGGTAAAAGGACTGACTTGACAACCGACAGAGGAACTGCTAAGATTAAGAAATAGGAGGACTATGGCCAAAACTGATGGAACCATGCGCGACAAGATTGTCGCCGCGTTCACCAAGAACCAGGGCAACATCGCCGCCGTATCCCGTGAAGTGGGATGCAGCCGTAGCTCCGTGCGCCGCAACATCGCCAAGGTCGGCATGGGCAAGAAGCCCCTCGCTGGCGGCAAGCGCAAAGCCAAGATCCAGAAGAACACCGTTCCGAACACTGGCGTGAAACGGTATGTCATCACCTCCGCCCAGAACAACACACATATCCATCCCGAGTTTTGGGCGAACGTCCAGGCCCTCGCGAAGCACTACTCTGCGGAGATCCTCATCGGAACGTACTCCTATAACCAGAACAATTACGGCAAGCTCGCGGTCAAGAAGGGCACGAAGAAATCATACCAGACGGAACTCTGGTTCGACCCCGCGCTCATGCATTACATCGCAGACGGCGACAGGAAGATCGAACTGGCCCCAGGGCTCACGTGGATCGGCACCATGAATATCCTGCCGACCGAAGACAACCCGATCTCGGGGTTGGAGACGTACGGCGGTTCGTCCAGTGTGATCTTCCCACACGCTAAAGTGGAGATGCGCAGCATCGCAACCCCGCCCGACATGCCTGTCAAAATGATCTACACGACGGGTAGCGTCACGCTCATGAATTACCTGCAGAAGAAACTGGGCATCAAAGCCGAGCACCATCATCGCTACTCCTGCCTCGTCGTTGAAGTCAACGCGAAGGGAGAGTGGTGGGTTCGCCAAGTGAGCGCGCGCAAGAACGGGCTGAACATCCAAGACTTGAATGTCATTGTAGACAGTGGCAAGGTCATCTCCACGGACGCGCCAATCGCGGCAATCGCGTGGGGCGACCTGCACGGGACTATCGCAGACCTGACGGTTGTTGAGTCATCGCAGAAGATGCTGGATACGTTGCGCCCCAGGGTGCAGTACCTCCATGATGTCATGGAAGGCATCTCCATGAACCCGCACATGCGGAAGCATAATGCGATCCATGAGGGTTTCACGCGCTGGCTACGCGGCCTGAATAGGGTTGAGGAAGAGTTCAAACAGACTCGCGTAGTTCTTGAGAAGTACCTTCGCCCTTGGATAAAGACCGTCGTTCCCGATGCGAACCACGACAGGGCTTGGCTGGTGAAGTGGCTCCGCGATTACGACTATCGCAAGGACGCTTCCAATAGTGAGTTCTTCTTGGCTCTGCAGAAGTTCATGTATAGCGAACTTCGTGATGGCAAGATGGCTAAGAACGTCAACCTGATGGAGTTTGCATTCCAAGCAGTTGGGCTCCCGAAGGGCGCAGTTAAATTCTTGCTTCCAGACGAATCGTCTCTAGTGGGCGATGTCGCATATGACATGCACGGGCACCTGGGGCCGAATGGAACGTTTGGCGCGCCGAACAACCTGTCCAAGATTGGCAGGAAGGCGACCACTATGCACACGCATTCTGCGGGGATTTACCACGGCCTGTTTGTGGGCGGCACGTCTTCCAAACTGACACAAGGTTGGGACTACTGTGCGGGGCCTAGTTCTTGGTCATGGAGCCATGTCATACAGTATGGAAACGGGCAACGCAGCATTGTGACTATGGGAGGGGATGGGAAGTGGAGAGCCTAACATTCAAGTGTGGACACCCTAGAGACGAACGGAATTCGATGCCCCGTACTCGGCTAGGAACGGAAGGCATGTGTTGTCGAACGTGCAAGGCCGCAAGCAACTTGAAATGGCGTAGGGCTCACCCCGAGTGGCAAGTCGAAGAGAACCGTAAAGTAAAAAAGTTACGGGTAGAATCTTTGATGGAAACACAAAAGGGGCTATGTGCCATCTGCGAGCGAAGGATGAATTACCCCTATGAGGATCATAGACACTCTTGTTGCCCAGCAGGCGGTGGGTGCGTTAAGTGCAGGAGAGGCCTTCTGTGCCCCAGTTGCAATGGGGGACTTCATTTGATCGAAGACGAGCGGCTACACGAAGCCGCGAATGCGTATTTGAAGTTTTGGGAGTAGTTCAAATTCTCGGAGGAGGATTCTATGGAAGAGCGACAGATTTTAATCCCGCTGGACGGCACGTATGGAACGGGCCCCCAAGCGGAAATCACGATTTACACAAATGACGGCGACAAGCAGATGAAGAAAGAAGTCTTCGTCTTCCCGTACGCCCTCGTCAACAGGACTGCCCTGGAGCAGTTCAACACGGCCCACCTAATCGCGGGCTATCGCATCCTCAAGGTGGCCAAGCCTTCTCCCCTATCGGAGTTGGGATTGTGACGGAAATCAGACGCTGGATTGGTGTCGACCTCGATGGGACATTGGCCCATTTTGGGGTCGATTGGCCAAACGACTATAGGCTTATCGGAGAACCAATCCCGTTGATGGTTGAACGGGTTAAAAAATGGCTGGCGGATGGCGAGGACGTCCGTATCTTCACCGCGAGAATGGACGGATATCATCCAGTAATAGGGCATGTTCCCGCACACATCACTCGACAACTCATCGAAGAGTGGTGTCTCAAACACATTGGACAGATTCTCCCTGTGACCAACAGGAAGGACTATTTCTGCAAGGCGATTTATGATGACCATGCGCACCGAGTCGAACAGGACACTGGGCGCATTATTTCGGAGGAGATGAATGGCCAAGCAAGTTAGACCCCTACTCCCTACAGATCCCACTGCGCGGAAGAAAATCCCCCTCGCCAGCGGAGTGTTCGATTATTTCACCGCGGCACTAATCGCGGTGGCCGAAGTCTCACAGGCTGGCAACGATCAGCACAACCCAGGCGAGCCCCTCCATTGGGCCCGCGGGAAGTCCAAAGATCACGCCGATACCATGCTCCGTCACTTCACGGAACGCGGAACGGTTGACACGGATGGAAAACGCCATTCGGCCAAGATGGTATGGCGCGCTCTCGCTATCCTCCAGATGGAACTGGAAGAGGCAGGCGCACCGATCGCACGCGGAGCACGATAAGTTTTTACGGGCGTCCAGAAGAAGCGTTCATATATCTTGCGCTGCCCTACCGCCGTCTCAGTCTGGAAACAGGCGGCACCTTTCTGAAAGGACACATGGACACACCCAAGACCGCGACAAATATGACGGCAGAGCAAATGAAATCGGCCCAGGCGGAACGAGACGTTCGCCCCCGCACAGGGATCCCCTTTGGCGGAGAGGTAGGAAAGACGACCGAGAGCAAGGGCAGCGGCTGGGGAGACTGCGACCTGTTCTGCATGTGGAATAAGAACTTCCCGAAATAGGAGGAACCATGACAGGCTATTTACTGTGGATTGAAGCGCACGAGAAACTTCTGCTCACCATTATCGTAGGGTTCGCCCTGTGGGCAGGAATAGGCAAGATTGACACGCTGATCGCGAATCACGATCGGGCCAACCTGACTCAGGCGCAGGTTGTCGACAAGGCCCAGGCGGACAAGGACGCGACCACCGCTGCGCTCGCTCTGCAGCAGGCGAATCAATACTTAGTTCTCGCCCAGCAAGAAGCTGCTGACAAAGCCCTTCTCATGCAACAGAATACCGCGCTGACCGCCGCACTGACCGCGCGGCAGAAGACAGACGCCACCCTGCCACCTACCGAACTCGTTGCGCGGTGGAATACCCTCGTGCCCGCAGGGGCAACCGTGTCACCGAACGGTGTCAATGTGACAAGTAACGGAGCGGTTACAACCGTTCAGGAACTTGAAAAGGTTCCCGTGCTCACTCAAGAATTGGCCAACGAGACAAAGATCGTGGGAGACGACGCCGCGTTGCTTGTAGCTAGAGACGCTCAGGTCGTCACCCTCGACACCCAGGTCGCTGGACTCAACACGAAGGCAACACTGGACGCGAAGGTCTACTCCGATACTATCAAGACCGTCAAAGATGACGCGGCCAAATCGAAACGGAAGTGGTTCACAGCGGGAGTCGTAGTCGGACTCTCGATCCGCGGAGCCGTGAAGATTCTGTTCGGAATCTAAAGAAAGGTTTTATGCCACTAGGACTTGTTCGTTCGGGCGACTTCTGTAACGGGTCGCCTGTCACCCTCCCCCACACCTTCGGCAACCCTGTCACCACTCCTGTGGACTTCGGCAATGATGTCACCTTGCCAGTATCGTTTGGCAACGCGGTCACTTGGCTCCCCTCCCCCGCGCATTTCGGCAACCCGATTGGCCCAACGACTACGCAACTCGCAGCGCCGACGTTCTCCCCCGTGGCGGGGGGTTACGTGGGGACGCAGAGCGTCACGCTCACAGTGGACGCGAACGCGACTGCGACATATTACACGACGGATGGCTCAACCCCGACGGTCCTGAGCACGTTGTATACGGGGGCGATTTCCGTAGCATTGAGCGAAACTATCAAAGCCTTCTCGCACGGCACAGGCTCGTATACAGATTCCTCTGTCGCTTCCGCGGCATACGTCATCTCAGCGCCACCCGCGTTCGCATTAGTCACGAGTGGCTTCGCTGAGTTCAGTTCACCCGCGCCAACGCTCACGTTGGACACCTCGGGGGTTACCCTCCTCGTCGCCGTCATGGTTGGGGCAACAGGCTCCGCGCCATTGACGATAATCGACAACAAGGTCAATACGTGGCATTACACTACCACTATCACGGGCGGGGCCTCCCAGACACGAGTGGCCTATGCCTTCGCACCTTTAGTTGGCGCAGGGCACGTCTTCACGCCAGGGGGAGCGGGCACTTTCAACGCCGTACAGCTTTATGCATTCAACGGTGGGGCAACCACAGCCGCATGCCTCGTTGCCCAGAACGGTCAGGCCACAGTAACCAAGCAGCCGGGAAGCATCACCCCAGTCGTCGGCGGCGCGGTGGTTACGTCCTTGGTAAACGCCAACGGGGGCAGTCCCACAGGTATCGACAGCGGGTTTACACAAGCCGTCACTCTCCCTGACTTCATCACGACGGGTATGGCGTACAAACTCACATCCGATACGACGCCCCTCAACCCAACTTGGACGTATACCGCGACTGCAAGCGCCCTCGCTATCGTCGCATTCCAAGTCGCATAATCAAAACCAGAAAGCAAAACGCCCCACATCTCTCACGAGGTGTGGGGCCATTTTTATTCGATCTTCGCGCCTGCGAACTTATATCGGTAGGCTACCCAGCCAGCGAAATCAACAGCCTCGATAGGGCAGTAGGACGGCTCCACAGATGCGATGGTCACCTTTAAGCTACCCTTGTCGGTGACGTGGAGTTTGCCGCGCCCCGGACGATATGACCCGTCACAGCGCGCGGTGAGTTCCACGAGCCATCCGTAGGATGACCCCGCGGCGTGCGCAAGCTCTCTCACGGCAGGGAAAATGACGTCGGGCGTCATCGCCTTCAAATTCCGCCAGTCTGAGTACTCGTCGATCGGGATAATCGTCACCTTGTCGTCGTACGAGTAGAGTTCAATCGCGGTGTTCCGCGAATTGTCCTCCAGGGCATGGTACTCGATGGAGCCCTCGTACTGCCGCAAGAAGGGTGCCGCGGCCTGATTGAAAGTCTCTGTGAAAAAATCCGTGTACATCGTGAAGTCTTGCTTTTGATTTTCGCTTGCTATCCTATACATGTCTCCTCCTAGTAGCCCAGGTCGGTGAAGACCAGTTGATCCCAGCCCTTCCGCTTCCTGCGAACGTTGCCGTCGTGGATATCGCTCATGGCAACTCGGCCCACACGGCTCACCAGTTTCCTGACGATCTTGCCGAGCAGTTCCACCGCGTCTACGGGCTTCAACTCGGGGTAGTACTGCATCACGATGATCCCGTTCTTCCTGTCGAAGTAGAACACCTTAGGCAGGTGGGGTTTCAATTCGGCCACCCGGGACAGCTTTTCGATGCGCTGCATCTCACTCAGGGAATGCGCGATCCCCTCAGCAGGCCCGTCTTTCTCATGCAACGGGAACTTGACTACCAGATCGCATCCCGAGATTCGGGCTACCTCGCGGAACACGCCTGCGCCAAGGTATTTGAGCCTGAAGCCCAGCTTGACGAAAGCTGCGGGGGATGACGGCGCATGCTTGCGAATCAGTTTAAGTGCTTTGGCCTTTCGCATCGGAACTGTCTGCTTGCTTGTCATTCGTACCCTCCGTGAGCTTCATGTGGTACCCGATCTGGTCGATCGTCATCTGGAGCCAACTGCCGTACCCGCTCCCTGACGGGAACTTTGCGAACAGGTCAATCCTGCGCTGAATCGAATCAGCCGCGTTCTGCAGTCTCACCTGCGTAGCTTTGTCGCTGCCGGTGAGGTAGGAAGGGTTCATGCCCTTAATCACCTCCACGCCAATCATGAAGACCTCACGGAGTTCGTTGTAATGATCCAGCCGTGTGCCCATCTCGTTCAGGTCAAGTGTTTTGAAATCAGGTTCGCTCATGAGTTGAACTCCTGTGTCTCTGAGAGTCTTCGGCGCAACAGGCCCGCGACAACCACCCCGCTCGCGTGATCCCACCGAGCAAATTCCAAAGCGGCACCCGTGATGTTGCCCTGATTTAGCAGGACGAGCATAGTACTCCCCGCGAACGCGTGCGTGCCGATGTTGAAGGTCAAATCGGTCACTGCGTCGAACTCTTCCTGATTCAGTTGGAAGGTAACGTCCCGATTGACGGCGTTGACCGCGTTCTGATAGTCGACAACCAACTGCATGTCGGCCTGCACCTGCGTCCACGTCAAGCCCTCGTGAACTTCGGGGCCGACGTGTCCCCAGCCGATAGTCATTATCCCTTTTATGTCAGGGTAGGCAGTTAACCTGCAGGACTCAAACATCTTAGTCAGAGCCTGCCCTGCTATAGAATACTGTAGACGGTTGATCATATGACCCCCTCGTTCGTGAACCCAATCCCCCAGCCGTTGAACGTCACGATGAATGTCCTCTCCCATCCGTTTCGAGGATCTCGTTCATTACTGTAGAGTTTTACGCCAACATCTTCCACCTTCGCATCGAGATGCCTAGCGAGTGCCTTTTTCGTAGCGGGGAGGTACACGCCTGCGTTTCTCGACTCGTCATAGCTACCCCTTTGTGGTCGGTATATCATGTTCCTCCTCAATCGTCACCCAGTGCTGAGTCACTTCAGGGTGGGGTATGCGGTCGACGAACTTCTCCGCCGCCC